ATAAAATCCTCGTTTCATTTCATTCTAAATTATATTATTAACAACAACTTATATTATTATAATACTACCAATGTAATAACTTGTCAATAGTATTATTAATATAATTTAAAAATTAAATATGATAATATCCAACATCTAATATTTCTATTTTCGCATTATCAATTTGAAAATGAACGACAATATCTTTTTCATCTTGATACAATTCCTTCCCGATAATCGAAATAATGACCTTATCTATATTTATAGTATGAATAATAGAATAAAAATCCAATTTCATAACAATGTATATTTCCCATAATATTAACAGATAATTAAAAGTAAGTTATACTAATAAATGAGGTGATTTAATGTATTATTTCTATGACCGTTATACAAAAGATTTAACTTTAAAAGAAATTAATCCAATTATTACTAAAACACATAAAAAAGTTAGTACTCATTTACATCAAATGATTTTTGTAGATAGTGCTAATAATAAGTTTTGTTGGTATACTTCGAAGTTAAATCCAGTATATATAATTAACCAAACATATAAAATGAAGTTTAACATAAAGGATTACATTGACAAAACAGAAATGTATATCGTTGAATATCCTCGGATTGAAACAGCATGAAATTCATGTTTTATCATATTTTTAAGGTGTAGAATAGGCTCTACGCCTATATCCTACTATGCAATTTTTGTAACTTTTATGAAATCTTTTATAATTCCATAATCTTTTCCTAAAACAGATGCATATTCACCAAGTTTAAGGTTTGCTATTTCATCAAGAAAATCATATATCTCTTCATCTGTATACCAACCTGTATCTCTACAACCTTCTAATACATAATCTTCAATATGGTCGAATTGTTCAGTTGTAAATTCATCATTGTTTAGTTCATTCGTAAAATACTTTTGCTCTAATTTCCACATAAACTCAAATCCTTTCTTTTTATATTTTTTAATTTAACAACTCATGTATCAACCAAAATGGATATGTAATTAACCATATTGGAAAAAATATTATTCCTAAAAATAAATACATAAACATTTTAAAGATTCTTTTAACAACCCCTTTAATCTTTAAGTATGAAGTATTGTGTTCTTTTTTATAATGAAAATGTGTTCTTAAATCCAACATTACATTTGATACAATTTCTTGTAATTGGTTTTTAGGAACTACTTCAATTGTTTCTCCACACATATGACATTGCTTACTAACTTTTGTTGTTCTCATATACATATTTGCACGTAACCTTTCTAAACTTTATATTATTAGTACATATTTGGTAATGTTTAACTCTCTTATGCTCACGTTTACTTCTTTTATCTATGTAATTCATATTACATTTATATTACTAAGTATCTAATTCTCTTCATTATTTTTACCATAATTAAATTCTAACCATGATTCTTTCATACATTGAAAAAATATCTTATCTTCTTCAGATTTACTTTCATTTTTGCAATTTTCTAGAAAGTTAGCAAAATTTAGTATTGTCTTACCAGAACCTCTTGCATATCTATTTATCATATAAGTCTCCATTTTAAATATTCTTTTTCTTCTCTAAAATTCACCACTTCATTATTATTAGATTTTAATACCCTAAAATAATAATGTTCGTCGGTGTAAAATTTGTCCCAATTTAATAATCTTAGTATTACATCATAATTTTCAAAATCTGATATATTACATGATTCATATAGTGTATTGCCACTTTTAACTCCATAAAAAATATTAGCATCTATTGAAAAATCAATACCAACACTATATACTTCAGTAACATCCTTAATATTTAGTTTATCTTTAATAATGCTATCATCTAGCATTATTTCCATATACTTTTCAATTTTTATTGCTCTAACTTCTTTCATAGTTCTCCTTTCCCTAAACATTACCAATTGGTAATTTCATGATGTAATAATTTCATCTAATGTTCTTGGTGTATAATTCATCCAAGGGGTCATACAACCAACATTATAAATATTTCCACAATTATCTGAATTAGAATTTTTTGTTTCTATCAATTCTGTACACCATTTATTTAAATAATCATTTTCTCTTGTTGTATGTACATGACCACAGAGCATATAACAATTTGGATTATAAGAGCTTTTATAAAACAATATTGGATAATGTGACATAATTATATGTTTACCATTATCAGTTATTTCTTTATAGTCTTTAACATCTTGAAACATTCTTTTTAATTCAGCAGACATACTTTTTAAATCATGGTTGCCCAAAATAAGCACTTTATTTCCATTAAGTAATTTAAGAATTCTCTTCCATTCATCTTCTTTATCCCAACAAAAATCACCTAATATGTATGTTGTATCTTCATTCTTAACTACTGAATTCCAATTAGATATCAGAGTATTTTCCATTTCTTGTACGGTTATGAAAGGTCTATCATCAAATTTAATGATGTTCTCATGTCCGACGCTAGAAATGAGTGTCTGAAATATAAAATTTTCTTTCACTCATTATTAAAACCACCCCCTTTGTTTAACAACCATTTTCTATCTAATACAAACAAATTGTTTTTTAAAATAAAATTGTTTAAATATTTTATTACCATTTGATTTCCTATTGTCAAACTTGCATATATTTCATTTTTTTGACGCACGTTTATGGATATTGGGTAGTGTAATAATCCTATAGAATTATAAAGATGTGCAGACATTAAATTTAAATTATTTTTCCAATTTTTATGTAATTTAATTACATATTTAGGGACGTGTGTATCTGACCTATACCCAAGATAACCATCTCCATCAATAAATCCTATAATAAATGCTGTAAAATTATCGCTATTAAGCATAGGAGTTAAATCACATGGAGTATAAGTTTTATTATTTTTTATATTATATCTATTTACTAATACTGATATGCTTGATGTGTCCATACAACTGAATCCAATTGAATTTTTATTAATTGTAATTAATTCAGTTATTCCTAAATAATGTGCAATTTCATATACAATATATGAATCTTTCTTTCGTAAATAAAATCTCAACCTATTTTCATGAAAACTACCGTCTGAAAATAAAAATCCTAATATATAATAACTTTGTAAATAATTTCGATTTAAAATAGATAATTTATATTTCTTTTTATCTACTTGAGAACAATATTGACAATTAAAATTTTTACTAGTTGCATTAGAAGCATATATAGTGAAAATTGTTTTACATTTTTTACACATAACTTTTTTTCTATTATTAGATGCCGATTCAATAAGTTGTAAATCATTTTGTTCTAATTTATTATAAAATTCCTTTAATGAACAGTTTGGACATCCATGACTTGTTGTATTATTTCTTAATAGGCTATCTGTTGATACACTCCATTGATATCCACATGTTTTACATTGAGTTAAATTTTTATTTCTCATACTACTAAAACATAATAATATGAAATTAGGATTTCTATTATTTAATACATTTTGAGCATCAGATATATAAAATTTACCTTTTTTATAAGTTAATATTCCTACTTCTTTAAAAGCATTCTCTATACTCCCAAATTCTCTTATAAATACTTTTCTTGTTGGAAAATTAACTTCTTTATCTATATATGAACCCAATGGAATCTTATACTTTGTTTTTAAGTAATTGAGTTTTTCAATAAGTTCATTTCTTGAATACATTTAATACCACCTTTCCATTCTTATTTACAATATATACCTATTTATCTGTTTATCATTATTAATATTCCTTTCTAAAATTGACTTAAAATAAGTTTTCTATCTACTTTTCTATAATTTCATATTCTCCGTCAAACAAAACAAAATCACTAGCACCATGTACCTTTGCCATTAAATCTCCATCTTTATCAACATATGTTCCAAATTCCATTCCTATGTACTCTTCAATACTAGAACAATTATTATCTATTGGCTTATTTGCAATAATTTTAACTTTCATAAAATATCCTCCAATCTTATATTATTATTATCAATATTTGAATTTATCTTAACTATAAATATTTTCATTCCCATGCCGTAACTAAACAATCCATTTCGAGAATTCCTTGACCAAGCGGAATATTATTTCTTTTTGGTGACTCATATATATAAAAGTGATTACCATTTCCTATGTCTCCAAACCATAGTGAACTTTCTTCAGTTCCATTTCCAATCAAAAACCCTTTTATTACTGAATACCATGCAGAAGTTTGTGGTAATCTTTCATTACACTGAATATATTTTTCAGACATAATATCTCCTTTCAATCATAATAGAATTGCTGTTTTGATTAAATTGTTTATTCATACTTACATGAAATGCTTGCCAATTAATTTTATTTATCACATCATCTGTGTTTTTATCTGATGCAGAAAATATAACATCATCATTATTTATAAATTCTCCATCCCACAAACCTGTTTCTTCATTATAAATTAAAACATATTTTAACATAACTATTTCCCTCCTTTATATTTCATAATAAAATCTCTCTTTTATTTTATTTTATATTATTAATCCATTTCTCTAAACATTAGTTTACAATAACATTCATGACATAATTTCTGTCTATTACCTAATGTCGGAAATGGGAAGGTTCTTCCCTTCTTATTTATATCTCTAACACTTTTATAACATTTATCACAATCTTCATATACTATTTTACTTGCACTATATGTAGGGTCAAACTCAACATATACTTCAAATTCTTCTCCGCAGTGTTCACACTCTTTATCAAATTTATTATCATCTGATAGTCCATCACATAGAGCATCTGACATATCGTTATTTTTACCACAGTAAGGACATTCTAATTCATCATACATTTTAATTTTTCCTTTCTATATTCTTTTTGAAATTCATACATTAAAGGATATTTTTCCTGTATTAAACATCCTTGTTGAAAATTAATACAACAAGAAGGCATTTTATTATCTAATACTAATTTACAAGACGTTGTATTATCTTCATGTTTAATAAGATATAAACAATTACCTTTTACTTTTTTATCTTTTCGTCTACCCTTACTACATAATTCTAATTCACAGCATAGTCCACATCTAATACATGATTTCAAATTATCACCTCAGTATTATTATAAACTTATACGCAAACAAAGTCAATACATTTATTTTAATAATAGAATGAATTGAAAATTTACTTAGCACTCTTCACAATCTAATCCTAGATATTTCATCAACTCAACTATAAATTCCCAACCATAATTATTAAATGTATGTATAATTGGATTCTCAGCATCTTTATCTACTTGATTCATATTTTCCCCTTTTCTATAATCCTATTATTTTAATCTCTTTGTTCTTAAACAAATCATTTACTGAACTTCTGTAAGCTACTCTTCTTAATACATTAAAAGTATCAACTCTATAAATATCATTTCTTTTCCACAAATCTTTTTTACGGCTAGAACATTGTTTAGTTGTAGTAATCCCTGTAAATTCAAATTTTCTACTACTATGTTTTATTAAATAATTATTTAGGTCTACTTCAATTAACCCTATTTTCTCAGGAATTTTATCAACTGGTATAACTCCTATTGGAGCAATTATATATGTATATTCACATTGACAGCAGAATCCATTTAAAAAGTCAGCATATGATGCCTTAGACTCTATACCCATTACCTTATATTTATCCACTGTAGCTTCTCTTAAATGCAATAAATTACCTTTAACACCTATAACATCAATAATGTTTTTATTTATAGCTTTAGATTTAAACCAATTATATTGTTTAAGATATTGACAATGTTTATCTAATGAGACTTCTGTAGCCAAACAATTATAACCCTTACTATATAATATGTATTTTGCTATTTGTTTTAGTTCATAATGTTCTCTGCTTTCGTTCTTACTATAGTTCTCGTTTAATAGAATATATCCTCACCTCAATTTATATTTATTATGACTAATAACTTAATTCTTGTATAGATATTTGGAATCCATTGAATTTACCTGATTTAATATATATTTCTCTATCAAAAAACATAAAATTATCATCGGTTTTATTGAATCCTATAGCCATACCATTATTTTCAAGGATGCCTTTAAGCATTTCTAGATTTAATTGTATTAATTCTTTTTTCTTTTCCATAGTTAATATTTCATTATTCTTCATATATTCTCCTCACTTAGTATAAAACCTACATTCTATGTTCTTTTAAACCCCAGTTGCTCTATTCCATTCCTATATTTCTGTAATCTTTTTTCCATCTTTTGTCCCATACTAGAAGCTAATGCTCCTAATTGAGTAATTTTATCTGTTATTTGTTGTGCTTCAATATAATTTCCTTCTTCTATAAGTTTAAATATATTTTCTGCTTTATCTTGAATATCTCCACATACTTCACATAAATTTTTATAACTCATAATAAATTCCTCCTTTATAATAAGTAAATAGAACAGAACTTCTATTATATTAATTTAAATAAACCATATACCATTAATAAATGTAATGTATTATCAACAATTATTATTTTCCACATTGTAGGGTTAGGCATTATTTTAAAAGTATTGAGAAACCATTTCACAAAATTCCATCTATCTAATACAAAATGAGACAATAACAACAATCCAAATACAAGTATACTATGAGTAGAATAGAACCCAAATAAATAAACTGACACTGTCCAAATTAAACTATGTAATAAACAAGCTATAAAGCCTTTAATTCCTTTGCTCTTTTTATTTATTGCCATCCAATCAGATTGAAATAAATAATCACCTATAAGGTGTCCTAAAATAATATTCATTTTAAACGTCCTTTCTGAACCAAACTGAGATTCTATATTGTTTTATTTTATATTATTAAATTGTATACTTAACTCAGATAATATCTGCTCTACAGATTTAAAATCACCATTATTATCTTTAAAATCTATTAAACAATTGTTTGTATACAATTCTTCTTTTTTCTTACTTAATCTGATAGAAAATTCTTTTAGTGCTTTACCAACTTCTTTTGGACTATAGATTTTTCTAAATTTTTGTCTTAGTTCTATATAAGCCCATTCTTCATTTTTTACAATACAAGAATATAAAAGATATAATGTATTCAATGTATCTTGATATAATTCTGGTTTTTCATTTAGTAATTTTTCATTGTCTAATGCAAATTGTAAACATTCAATACAAGTAGGAATCCATACTTCATAATCATTATTTGTTGGTAGTATATAAGATAAAAAATCTATGTATAAACTAATTTTCTCTTTAATTGTAATATCCATAATTTCTCCTTTCAGTTAAAACAAAATCCCAAATTTATTCACTTACTTCAATATCCTCAACATAATACCTACAAGGTGAATAACTAATGGGTTCTTTATCTTGATAATCCTGTGACACCAAAACTGCTCTAGTATGATTTGTGTAAGCATGAATTGGTTTAATATTTGAATTGTATTGTCTCATAACTAAATATATTTTCATTTCATCACAGAACTCTCATTTTATAGCGTTATTTGAATTTACTAGCTTCTATTTACTCTATAATATTCAATAATGCTATGATTTACAGATTGCAAATTTATTACGATTTACTTTAATATTGAATGTTCTATTAAAAACAACTTACATTCCTTTTTAACAATCTCAATATCTGAATAAGCTCCTGCATCAAATACAGGAATATCATAAGCCTTTGCTATTCTTATAGCTTGACCAGTACCACCAGAACCCTTACCATTCTTAGTCCAACATATTACAAAACTAGATGGTGTCTCTAAATTATTCCCTAAAACTTGATGACTATTTCTTGCTTGTAAACTTTTAGCACCTTGTTTTAGATTATGCCAATAAGGATGATATTCTTCAGCAATTTTAAATGCTTTAAGGTTACTAACAATTAAATTTGAATTAGAACCCTCAAATCCGTTCCAAGGAAGATATATTTCTTTCTCTCCATTTACTTTGTCACAACCGTTTTCAAAAGTTATATCTGCTCCTTGTGCATGACCAGAACGTAATATTAATCCATTCTTAGCTAAAAATGTACCAAGCTTTTCAAAAAACTTTAATATATCTTTAGGTGTTTCTCTTGAACCTATTCCTGCATAATATGTACTCAATTATTTAATATCCTTTCAATTGTATTTATATTACCAAATCTGAGTTCTATCTCAAGTTACTAAATGCTTCATCAGTAACCATGTAATATTTAACATTTGTTTTAAAATTATATTTACCATGAATAGTTATTATTTCTAGATGAATATCATCATTAATTAATACTTTTTCAATTTTTACATTGGTAGGCTTTATTTTACCATCCATTGTACTTCTAAGCATATTTGTATTATCTGACTTATCATTTAATATATAATCTTTAAATTCTTCCCATGTCAATTTTGTCACTCTGAATATTAAACTTTGAAAATCACAAAAAATATCATTTACCATACTGGTGTTGGTTTGAATTATGTACATTTATTATCAATCTCCCTTCTTTTGTTTTTCCTTAAAATAAATTTCTCTTATAATCTTTATAGCCTCATCCTCGGAACATGAATGTTCTTGCATATAATAGCATACGTCACCCCAAAATGAATTTTCTTCTTCTGATTCATTGCAATAATCACAATTACACATAATATCTCTCCTTTCAGTTTGATTAGAAACGGCATTTCATCTAAAAACATTATCATCATAATGTTTTTCTATTGCATTCTTATAAAATAATATTGTTTCTTCGTTAATGGGTTTAAAATTATGACAATCTGTTCCAACATTTAACCCATATGGTTTTATCATACATAACTTGTGTACATGTCCGAATAAATTAAATCTACTTCTTTCACAATCTTTAGGACAATGAGTAAGTCTTACTCCTTCTTTAAATATTGAATTTCATTTTAAAATACTTCTATACTTTGAAGTTTAAATGATTTTTTATCATCACTTACTTCTATACACCAATTATCAAATTTATCTTTCCAAAAGTTCTTTTTATGCTCCCAAAGTAGAATGTCTGCATACACATTATTTTCTTCAATAATTATATTTGGTGTACTACTTATAACTCCTATTACAGTACAATTATTTAAATAGTCTTCAAATGGATTATTATAATTTTTATATTCTTGTCTTGAGTTTAAAACAATAGGAGCTTGTGCAAAAGTATTTATAGAATTATTAATCATTTCTTTAGTAAGTTCCCATCCATTTTGAGTTATTCCAATTGTCATTATTAGTTGTTTTTCTAAAAACATAATTATTCTCCTTTATATTATATTCTCTATTGGTCATCGAAACTGAATTTTATAATATATTATTTTCAGATAAAGCTATTTTGAATTCTCCTCTACCATTACTTATACACGTTCCATTTGAATTAATATAAATACCACCTTTTGAACCTTCATCAAATCCTTTAAGATATCCAAATTCTTTCCCTTTTACTTCTCCTTTAGCATGTCCTTCATTGTATCCTTTTTCATAACCTATCCTATATCCCATATTATAATTATCATTCTTTACCTCTAGTAACATATTTTTAAAAAATAAATTAGCTAAAAATTCTTTCATTATGTACTCCTTTCTTAAAACATTATAGAATTTGTCTTTTATATCATGTTAATAATTACCATTCTCCATATCTTCATCTGAAATTATTCTTGGGTCAGCTGTATGCCCTAATTTTTCAATAAGTGTCATCCACACAAATTCTGGTATATCATGTCCTTCATATTCAATTTTTCCATCAACTTTTAAAACTTCCCAATCACCAGATTCACAGGTTATTACTTCAATAAGTAATTTTTTCATTAAATTTTTCCTTTATTCTCAATTTTATATCCCTATGGTATTTGCCAAATATAATCTTCAATATGTCCACAAGTCTCACATTTTTTAGGGTATGTAATTAAATGTCTTCCATCTTTACACGATTCAACTTCTTCAGCGTTTTCTATAGTATTTATACAATTATCTCTTGAATCATAAATATCTACCTTCATAATTATTCTCCTTCTATTTATTTTTATTTTCTATTTCTTTTATAAGTTATTCTTCTTCTTTAATAATACTTTTAGCTCTCTTTAATAATTTTTTCCTTAACTCTAAATTATCATATCATTAAAATATCCAAGTTCAGTCATCATATTTCCACCAACTAAATATAATCTATCAACATCTGCATGTTGTGATTTTGAAATTATAATTGGGTTACAATAATTGCCTATTCCATAGGTGTTAATATTTCTACCTCTATCTCCAAAATCAGTTATACCATTCAATCCCTTTTGTATTTGGTCTACAAATTCTTCAGGGTCTTTTTGTATTTGGTCAAAAGCATCATTTAAAATTGTTATTGTTGTCATAAATCCCATAATTAATTTAAACTCCTTTTCAAATATTATTTTATTAGTTAATGAAATCATACCTTTATTCACTTCTTATTTATATGTAATTTATAATCCTCGTTAATCCATTTATATATTTTAATTAATCTATCTTGATTAAATATCGGATTATTTCTGTTATACCACTCTTCTAAGTTATTAGCTCTTTTACTACTATTACATGAGGCACAACTTGGAACACAGTTACTTAATTCATTAGAACCTTCATCATCTACATGTTCTTTGTGTAAGTCGAACAGTTTTAATTCTCCTGCGTATTTTTGAAAATGTTCACTTACATGTAATCCGCAATATGCACATGAATTATTAAAATATTCTTTGCACCATTTCCATTGAATTTCGGTTATATTATGCTTTTTATGTTGTCTTCTTTTATTATAATCTTTTAATTTTTCTGGATTGGTTACAAAATATTCACTATAATATCCATTATCTCTAGCTTTTTGACTCCATTCCCTTCTTCTTGCTTTGCTCTCTGGTCTTACATTGTCTTTTTTTATATATATCTTCTTTCTTTCAGGATTGTTTTTCTGAATTATTTTTGCTCTTTCAATTGAACATATTCTACATTCACCACTAAATCCCTTTTCAGGTTTAGATTTGTTTGCTAAGTAGAAATTATCTTCACTTTCTTCTTTCCAAATATTACATTTAGAACATAATCTTTCTATTACTCCATCTTCATTTACTCTGTGATTTTTTAACCATTGCTGATGTGTATATTCTTTTCTTGTCAATTAATTATCCCCTAATTTATTTTATTATTATTACTTAAAAGTTGTATTTCATGTCAAGTTCTTAATTTATTAAATTGAACAATTATATTTAACATATCATCAGGTAAATAATCATCAAGCTTTATAATATATTTATCAGGAATTCCATAATATGCTTCAGCAATGCTTCCTGCAATACCAGCTTGTGTATCTGTATCACCACCAAGACTTACAGCTTTTCTTATTACATCTTCATAATTATTCCCTTCAAGAAAACAAATTATAGATTCTGGTACACTACCTTGACATGTTTCATCAAAATCATATGTAGGTCTTATTTGCTCAATTGTCCTAGATAAATCATAATCAAAATATGTCTCAATAAATTCTTTGATAATTTTCTTAGGAGTTTTATTCCTAGCAAGATATATACAACATGCAATTGATACAGCACCTTTAATTCCTTCTTCATGATTATGTGTAACTATAGCTGATTCTTCTGCTTTAGTAAAAACAGTTTCTAAATCATTATATAACCAACCTACAGGACTTATCCTCATAGCAGAACCATTACCGAAACTATTATAAGGTTGTGGATTACTAGAACCTAACCAACTAGCAAATCTCGCTCCATATCCACCATATGGATATTTATTACCCCACTTATGATAACACTCTCCAAAATCCTTATTGTTTAATATAGCATCTGCTGTAGCAATTGTCATAACGGTATCATCTGTAAAATGACAATCTTTTTGAAACAAATTAAAATTTTCTGATTTATTATATCTTATTTTATTAAATTCAAATCTTGAACCTACAATATCTCCTAGAATTGCACCTAACATATTTTAATCTCCTTTAAATATTATTTTAATAATATGAGATAAAACTCATATTTCATAACATTTGAAACCCTTGTAGGTATTTCTCTATTTCTTCTCAATTATTGTATTTAGTTCATCTGCAAATAAACAATACTTGCCTTTATTTCTAGTTTTATTTTGATTGGTATTATATGTAATATATAATTCATTTTTTGCTCTAGTAATATCAACAAAAAGTAATCTTCTTTCTTCTTCTAATAAGGTTAAATCATCTTGTATATCTTCGTAGTGGAATGAATTAATTGTAGTAATAACTATACCCCATTCTTTACCCTTACTTGAATGTGCTGTAGTCAATGTAACAGCATCATATTTATTTTCATCTTTATCTATACTAGTATCATCATGATATAAAATAACCTTGTATAGATACTCTAAAAATTGACTAAAACTATAAAAGGTTTTTCCTTGTAAATTCTCAACAAAACTTTTGGCTATATCATCTTTTTCAACTAAAGGATATATTAATGTATAAAAGAAATCTATTTTTTCTTCTTCAGATTCTAGTGTATTAAATAATTCCAATAGTTTAGTTTTAAAGTCATTTGTATAAGATATTATATCTTCATTAGTTGCTCCTATAAAATCATTCTTAGTAAGGTATAAATATTCCATCAAGTAATAATCATGTTCAGTGTTCTTAAAGAAGTTACCTATGTTTACAATGCATTGTACATTTATATTATCAATAAATAACTCGCTGGCTTCAATATTACTTGGTATATTTTCTTTATTCAAATATGATTGAATTTCTAATAACTCCTTTTTAGTTCTAGCTATAACACATATATCATGTTTAGGAATGTCATTATCTATATGCTCCTTTATACAGTTGGTAATTCCAGTGTATTCATCTTCTAAAGAATCATATTGTATTAATGATGGTTCTTTACCGTGCTCCTTTCTACTAGTAATATCCTTATCAATTCTCTGAGTATTTAGTTTACTAAGTTCATTTGCTATATGACATATTTCTGGAGTTGACCTAAAATTATCAAGCAAGAAAATATCGTTAACATCTGCAAATTCTTTATCAAAATTTAAGATGTTTTCAGGTGTAGTATTTCTGAAGCCATAAATTGCCTGAACATCGTCACCAACAATCATTAAGGATTTAAAATCCTTATATTTCTCTAATAAATGTAGTAGTTTTACTTGTGTAAAATCTGTGTCTTGATATTCATCTACTATTACATGCTTATAACCATATATATTAATTAAATTTGGATTCTTTTCAAACAATTCAATCAAATATAATATTTGGTCTTGATACTGCAATAAGTTTTTGGCTTTCAACATCTTATTAAATTTAGCATACATTTCATATATAAGATTAGCCTTATTATCAAAATGTACCTTTTCTTTTGCTAAAACTTTTTCATTGAAAGTATTAACATCGTAGCTATAACTTTTTATAATATTAAAGTATATTATTAATTGTTTAAAAGCACCTTTAGCATGAGGATAATTAAGTAAAGGATTCTTGTAATTTAACCATTCAATACTACCATATTCAGTCATTTGAAGCATTTCTTTAATAATATCATTTATATCTATAATACTTGCTAATTGGGGTTTTTGAGTGAATCCTAAAGTCTCCCATTCCTTAGATACAATGCTATCTCCAAATGAATTAAATGTGAATATATGTAGTTTATCATTATCAATATTTTTAAGTTTCTTAATTTTATCTTTTAATTCCGAAGTCCCTTTATTAGTAAATGTAATCAAGAGTATATCCTCTATAGAAAATCCCTTATCAAATAATTCCACCGTTCTTGTAACAACACTTGATGATTTGCCCGAACCTGCTACAGCATTGATTCTATAATTACCATCTTCAACATCCACAACTTGTTTCTGTGCATCTGTGAGTTCTATTTTACTATTTGATTTCTTAATACTTTTTACTATTTCAAGATTCTTTTTATTATCAGTGTTCTCATAGTTGCATAAAGTAGAATAATTACAAAAATCGCAATCATTTGATTTACATTTATCCGAATTAAAACTTAATTCTGAATTTAATAATTCAATAATTTTATCATCTAAAGATTTACTATAATCAAACGAGATAATATTATTACCCTCAGAATTATTGAAATACAGAATATCTGATATTTCTTTTATCTGTTTATCTACTTCCTTCTGCATCTTCTTGTCAGAGTAGCTTGTTAATTTCAAATTATTTAATGACTTCAGTAACTCTTTTTCATCTGATAAAAATTGAGTATATATAGTTTCTTTATCCTTCTTCCCTTTTAAGTGATAAAATGAAGCAATAATAGGCTTATCTGATTTAGAATATAATTGTTCTCCTAGTACTTTTAGTAAATATAACTCAATATCATTTTCTGGTAAATTCTTGTCCGTTCTAGCTTTATAGCTTAACTCTGTAGCTGATGTCTTAATCTTAACAATTTCAATACTATTAGCATTCTCAAAAATTATATCGGCTTTGACTTCTATTTCTTCTCCGTTCAATTCTATATTCCCATATGTATCTTTAGATAAAATCTTTCTGTTTTGTAATTTTTCATATGTAATATATCTCGAAAGATGATGTAATATTATATTACTCTCTACTTCTTTTTCTTGATTTGTTAAAAAATATTTATCTTCCATAAGTGTAGATATAATATCTTTTAACTTTTCGTTAGTCAATTTAATGAAATCATAATCCTTAATAATAGTCTTGTATATTTGTGAAATCATACTAGCCTTATTATTAAGAATCTTAAAATCGCTAAACTGAGATATGTAAGCCTTAAATTTACAATCCTTTATATTCTTTAATTGATATAGCTTGATTTTCTTTTTCATTATTTTCTCCTTTTATATTTTAATTAATTTCAATTTCTCTTCTTGATTTCCAGTCTATGTATAATGAATACTCATTACTCTCATTACATTTATCACTGAAATCTATTTTTTCTTCTCCTGCTTCAGTTGGGGTACAATATCTTTTACATTGATATCTCTTTTTACACTCCATATTTTTACATAATTCATATCTTGCCATTTATAACTCCTTATATATGTAATATTATTTTAATTAACTTGGTATTCTTTCTAATATCTTATCTATAAATTTGCTTCTAGTAAGAAATTTTCCTTCATTATGTTCTAAATCATAAATGTATAATATCCATTCACCATCTTCTTTATAATATTCATATTTATCTTTGTTTTCCATTATGTATATATGTTCTACTTTGTTAGTTTCTACCATTAGTATAATCCTTTTCGTTTTTATTGTCAATAGCAAATATAAATAAATTATATTAATAATAGTTAACTTATCTTACTTCTTAAATAATAGTAAAATGTACAATATATAAAGCACCCTATATCTTCTTTACTTATAAACATAAATGGCATATTATATTTAATACTGAAGCTATGAAGAGTTCCTATAGCTGATTTAGAGTTATATTTGCTTTTATAGTTACCGTTTCTAATATCAGAATAGTTGCCATCTTCAATAAGTAAAATCATTTTCCCTTTATGTCTAATCATTTCATCTTCTATGCGATTTCTATCATTAGCGAAATTTCCTATAATTTCATCAACATTAGCCTTACGCTCAATACTAATATCATCTGTATAATGAATATCCCTTATAATCCCAAACTCCTCATTTCGAGGAAGTTTGAAACTATAATCACCATAAGGAAGCTTTGCTTTTTCATAACTAATTTTATTTTCATCAAACCAATTAAGAATATGAGTATTTTTACCGTCATGCTCTCTCGTATCTACTAATATAACTATACTTTTAAGTATCTTCTTTAATTCTGTTTCTGAGTATCGAAATTTATCAATCATCTTATTCCTCACCTTCAAATTTGTATGTAATGTTTTGATACCTAGATATCCAAAATTCAACGCTTCCCTCAATATCTCTATATATCTTTTTACCTGTTTCTTGGTTAATTTCTCCTGTAGGTTCTTTTTGTGGTTTCTCTTCAATACTTTTGATATATAAAAAGTCTCTTTGTTCAAAAATAACTTTGTTGAACATATTAGTCCACATTTTAATTTCTATAATTTCTCCATTTTTTATTTTGTATAGTGTTGCTTTTACAATAGATTTCATTACTTCTAGTTCTGACACATAATAAATATCTGGAGAATATTTATCATCAGAGTAAGTTATAATACCTAAAATTTCTTTTTGGTTATCAACAATTTCTTTTATAGTTAAAGGTTCATATTTTATATTTGAAATAATATCATTAAGCAATTCTTTATTTCTAAGCTTGGTAACTTTTTTTGCTGTTTCATTTCCATATTGAAGAATATAATTGATATCTAATCCATATTCCTCAATTTTTGACTTAGATATTTCCTTGGCTTCCTTAAATATATCTGTCCACTTTATTATTTCTAGCAAATAATTTACATCTCCAAACTGTTTGAAATAATTTAAACGAACTAATTTATCTAATACTGTTTTATTTATTTTTATTCCCTTTAGAGTTTCTAATATTTCAGAAAATGTTGAATATTCCTTTACTCCTACTTCAAATAAAAGTTGTGAAATACCTTCACCAAATCCTTTGATGCTTGACATATTTGGATAAATCACCTTGTTTACTTCATCAACATTAACTCTTCTATTATCTTTACCAAATTCATAATCACCTAATTTATAACCATAAAATGTTAAAGATTCTTTAACTAAAGCATCAATTTTGTCTTTTTTATTTTTATTTTGATAATGATTTATTGCAACTTCATAAAACTTTGCAGTATGATGTGCTTTAAACCATGCTTGGTATGCACTATCTCCTCCCATTGATAAAGCATGAGGAGCATTAAATGCGTATCTTGCAGAATCTTCTATTACATTCCATACATTATCAAAATTATCTAAATTACCAATGATTTTTAACCAATTATCTTTCAATGTATTTTTAAGATGCTCAAGTTTTTCTCCTTTTAATTTCTTTTTGGATATTGCTTTAATAACTCCATAAGCATCACCCATAGGAACACCTAAAAATGATAAAAGTTTCATAATTGATTCTTGATATAACATAAAATGATAACTATCTTTGAGAATATCATCTATAACCTTTTCACCAGTAGAATAATTTTCTCTTGCTAAAAAAGTTCCTAATAAAGTTTTAAATCCAGGTCTAATACCAGCTATAAATGCACTAGATTCTGCTAGATTAGTACATTTATATTGTTTAGCTTTTTTAGTTGTTGATTCTTTTTCAACTTGATTTACACAGCACGTAATACCTTTTGCGTAAATATCCCAAGTAGCCTCATCATCATCAATCATTTCTCTTAACTCATCAAAAGAAGGTACTTTTTGTCCAATACTTTGAAAAAATTCATAAGTTAGATGGACACTATCGACTATAAGGTAATCATTTTTAACATATCCAAATTCATCAAGATAGTTTCCTTCAATACAAGCACATAATGTACGCTTTCCTGTTGTTTCAGATATAGCAGTTATCAAACCAATTTTACGTCTGATGTCTCCTTCTAAAAGTAAATGACCACATGGATGGCATTTTAAGTTAATTGTAATTCCTTGATATTCTAAACTTTCTTTATAAATATCCAAATACTCTTCTGGAATAAAATCTTCAATATGTATAAATTCTTTATCTTCTTCTTCTGCATATTTCATTTTGTCATTATATTTATCTATGAATTTTGATATTTCATTAGCTACTTCAGGTTTAACATCATTTGCACCTGCATATAATTGCCATGCTGCTTTCTCTTTGAGCTTTTCAATTGCCATTAATGGATAACAACTATGCTCACCAATTAATTCTTTTGTAGCTTCTATAAAAGGTTCTTGAGTAGCGATATTAAGGTCGATATCTGGCATTTGTCCACTTAATACTCTCTCTTTGGTGAGAAATCTTTCAGGATAAATAGGAATCTCACAATTGAACCTATCAATAGTAGTAAATCCTAATATTTTATTTACAATAAATGATGCAGAACTACCTCTGGATGTAGTAGTAAGTATTCCACCCTTTTCATTAACAGCTTTAGAGATTATTTTATCATTCATTAAAAAATAATCTACAACACCACTATCAACAATTTCTCCTGTTTCGTATCTTATTCCTTCAATTTTCTCTGGAGTTTTTAGTTTTTCTTTTTTATATCTTTCATTAATTATATTTTTGAATATTTTAACTCTATCTTCATAACTGGTATTTGGATATACACAAGGAATTTTGAAACCCTTATCAAATACAATTTCCTCACATTCATTTACAAATATATTTGTATTCATCATAGAAGTAAGAATTTCTTGGTTATTTAAAACACCTTGTATCTTAAATCTATTAAATATCTCTTTACCATTAGGATAATCTAAATACCATCCATCTTCATCTTCATATGTAATTCCTTTATATTTTAAAATTTGGTCTCTTTTAATTGTGTTTTCAGGTTTTACATAGTGACTATCTAATCCACATATAATTTGTATATTATGAATTTTAGATAATTCTAATATTTTTTTATTTAAAACTTTTTGACTATCTGTATTATGATACTGTACTTCTAAAAAGAAATTGTTTCCAAAATGATTGTGTATTTTTAACCATATATCTTCAGCATCTTCATATTTCCACCCTGCAACACAGGCTGAAGTAACTATTATATTATCTTTGGAAACACTAAATAATAAATCTAAATCTATTCTAGGCTTATAGTAATAACCATCTTCATTAGCCATAGAAAGAATAAAATTTATGTCTTCTCGTCCTTCAGGATTCTTTGCAATTAAACATATATGACAATTAGCTCTATCTTTTTCAAATCTATTTTTAACCCAATATGCTTCTACGGAATGTCTATATTTTAAATTATTTTCATCTGCTGTTTTATATACTAAAAATTGATTCCCTTGATTACCATGCTCTCCACTAAATAAACATTTTCCTCCATATTCATTAGTTTGTTGTGCATAAGCTTGGATAGATTCTGCACAATCTGGTGTAGAAGTATTTGAAAAATCAGTATGTTTATGATAATTTTCAACATACATATTTTCTGCATAATCTTCTGCATCGTAGGGAAATTTAAATTTTAAAGTATCAATTATTTTATTTATAGTAGATATCATTTTTGCCCCTTCTTCTCACATATATTTCTAAAGTTACAAATATTATTACAATAATAGTAATCAAATTTTGGCTTCCATTCAGATTCTTTCTTATATAATTCAATAGTATTTTTTGCCCATTGGATAGTTTTATTATAATCTTCAACTTTAAAAGGTTCTTTAATCCAATTATTTACTCTAAATATATTGAAATTTAAATATTCAGGAAATTCATTATATCTTTGGTAAACAGCATAACTATTTAAATATAACTGTTTAATTTTTTCTTCAAATTTTTCACTTACTTTTGTATTCTGTCTTTTAGGATATTTTAAATCTTCACTTTTATGGTCAATGATTTCAAGTCTATCATTTTTATTTCTTATAATTAAATCAGGTATTGTAATAAATTGTTTTCCATCAATTTCAAACTTAAATTTTTCTTCTACACTAATTATTTTATAATCATCCCATCCCTCAAAGTTACCAAAATAATCAAGACCAGATATATAATAACTTTGACGAATATTGGAAAACTTATTATAGGGTGCTTTTAATTTGACAACATCATTGAATTTATTTTCATAAACCTCGCACATATCAAATAATGATATATATCCTTTTAAATAATCTTCAAATAATTTATGACAAAATGAACCATATTGACCAAAAAAATTATTTTCACCTTTTATACAATCAACATATTGAAGTTTAGAACTATAAGGACATATGTAATAGCTATTCAATCTCGAATAACTCCAAGTGAATTCATCCATAAAAAAATTATCATCCATATTTTATCCTCCTTTCTTATTTTTCATAAATATTGATGGAGATTTATCATTTTTTGGAACATTGTAAAAATTAAAAGTTTTACCTTCAAACATTAAAGGAAAATATCCAGTTGCCCCATTTCTTTGTTTTGCAATTATAACTTTTCTTTTTTGAATTTCTGCTAAATCATCTGCGTCACTTTCTTTATGAAGAAATATTACATTATCGGCATCTTGTTCAATATCTCCACATTCTCTTAAATCACTTAATCTTGGTTCTCTATTTTCTTTTTCTGTAGCACGATTTAATTGAGCTAATGCAACGACTGGAATATTAAACTCTTTTGATATAGCTTTTAAATTTCTACTAATATCTCCAAGTTCTTCGTTTCTATTGTTAGTCTTTTTCATAGTTAGCATCAATTGTATATAGTCAACAAATAAAGCATCTAATTTATTCTTTGATTTTAATTGTCTGCAATAAGAACGAATTTCTTGAATATATTTCAGTTCTTCTATTTGAAGTGGAAGACTATTTATATCATTTAAAGTCTTTTTATATAGTAGGTATTCTTCATCTGTCATTAATTTTGGTTTTCTTAATTTATGACTATTAATTTTAGACTCTGAAGATATTAACCTTGCTAATAATTGTTTATCAGACATTTCTAAACTAATAAATGGAATATATAGTCCTTTTTTTACTAAGTTTCTTACTATTTGTAGACCAATGGCAGTATTGTGAGTTAATATATAATTATCGGTTATATATAAGTGGTCAGGAGAATCTACCATTATACATTGTGCTTCATATTTTCCTATAAATTCAATATTTTTTATAAATCTGTCGAGAGATTTTATTGGTTTTTTGTATTTCAATAAATGTTTTTTTGAACTTACAGGAATAATATCATTTGTAAAACTTATATTAATTCTATAATTAACTCTGCAATCAACAATTATATTATTCTTTTTATAACTACCTGTTCTAGAAGTATAAGTGCATCTTCCTCCTAATGAATTAACTAGTTCTTTAATATCTTGAACCAAATCATATGATGTTGTAGAATATTCTATTATATTGCTCCCATTGTGAACCACATGCCCATCTGTATCAATTAAACCTTGTAATAATTCAATTCTTTGGTGTATTGATGAATATAAATAGCATTTAGGGATAAATTTTTCATATGACTTTTTCCCAATTAAGTTCATTTTATCTAATTCGGTATATGTATCTGTTTTTTTGTTGGTTTTTTGTTTTCTAATAATGGTATGGTTTAACCTATCTATACCTATTTTTAGAGTGTCAGTAAATGGTAAATGACATAGTATGTTTTCAATTATGTCTTTTTCTAAAGTTATAAATCTGACAACGTTTTCTTTAGAAAGACATCCATCCCCTAGCAATGCTCCCATAACATATGGATGTATTGGTAAAAGTTTTTCTGAAAATTCAACGGGTTTTACCCATTTAATAGAATGATTTAATCTATTATCTTTATTTATTATTATTGAATTTAGAATCTCTTTTGTTGTTCTTACATTTGAATTCTTTTTGTCTTTTCTTTCATATCTAGTTTTGGTTTCCCATAAATGGTCTAATCCACAATCAGCAAATGAATCATCATTAAAATATACTCTATAAATATCTTTTATTCCTTGTGGGAAAACATTAGTAATATTGTATGTTTTACCATCGCTCCCTATTATTTTTGTTCCGACTGAAATCTCTCCCATTGTTGTCCAACCATTAGGAGTAAGTATTTTGCTATATAGAGGTTGCTCTTTACCCACAGCAGGTCTAGCTCCTATAATTGTAAATTCTTGTTCATGTAATCCATCAAGCCAATAATCATAGTCAGTCAATCCTGTATGGTATTTCTCTTCATTACCATTATCCTGATTTCTTTTTCTACTAATATCTTCATCTAGCTCTTCAGAAGCTTTTTTCATACTTCTATTTCTATTTTTATCATTGACATCAATTTCAGATATTATTTCTAAGGCATCATTTTTTAAATCAATAGGATTATCATATTCTTGTTCATATGCTTTTTTTTGAACATCCGAGGACTTTTTTATTAACTGTCTTCTAATAGATTTCTCCTCAACTATTTTTGCATAATGTATAACATTTGCAGTTGTTGCAACACTACTAGTAATATTAGCAAGATATTCTAAACCACCTATATTATTTAACATCCCTTGGATATTTAATTGCTCTGATACAGTTATTATATCTATAGGTTTATTACTATTATGTAATTCATAAATTGCATCAAATATTTCTTGGTGGTCTTCTCTATAAAAATCTCTTGATTTTAAAATAGCCATAATATCGGGTATAATATCTTTATCTAACATGATAGACCCTAGAATACTTTGCTCTGCTTCAATATTTTGAGGTGGTATTCTACTTAATTTATCTAAATTCATAATACCATCCTTATCTTATTTCATAATTTGATAAATCTTTATATTGTGGTTTCTTTGGTTGATTAATATTGTTTTGTGCCTTTTTCTTCTCTTCCATCTTAAACCAATTTAGAATAGTGTGATAATGGCTTGATTTTTTTCTTTTTTTATCATTAGGATTTTCACCAATCCAATTATTTAAACTTTCTATTTTATCTTTAATCAATTCTTCACTATATCTATTTATTAATTTTTGATATTCTTCTTCAGTTAAATAAACATATTCTAAATATTGAGTTTTCTGTATAGAAGTTTCTTCTATATTTTCTTTTTCTATTAAATTAGTCTTAACATTTACTTTCTTTTTTATCTTTTGAATATTATGTAATAAATTTGGAACATATAAAATTCTTTCTTTTTTCCATTTTTCTTTATCAATAGCATCTAGTTCACAAAGAGTATCTAAAATTTTAGACATTAATTGGCCATCTATTTTAAATTTATCTAATAGTACTTGACATTCTTCTTTTGTTTTAGCACGATATTGATAATTTTCTGATGCCTTACTACCCAAAACTTCTAATAGCTTAAACCAAACTGCATATCCATTATTTTGATATAGAATTTCTAATGCTTTAATTGTTGAGCTTTCTTTTAATAAATGTGGAAAAAATTCTATAGTTTGCTTAGTTCTACCTGCCACTGTAACACCTTCTTTAAATTAAATTTAGGGGAGAATATTAATTCCCCCCATATATTAAATTATATTATTATTAAAAAGGAAGCTCGTCATCCTCATCCATTGGATAGAATCCATCACCATTAGCTTGACTAGTATTAGTGTTTGGAGTAGTTCCATTATTACTTTTTTTACTGTCTGCAAAATATGTTTCTTCAGCAACAACCTCAGTAACATAATGTTTTTTGCCTTCATTATCATCCCATGTTCGAGTTTGAATTCTTCCTACTACTGCTACTTGAGAACCTTTTGTAAAATATTTTCCACAAAACTCTGCTGTTTTAGCCCATGCAACAATATTTATAAAATCTGCATTTGGTTGTCCTTCTTGTTTAAATCTTCTATTTACAGCCAAGGTAAAACTTGCTACCGCTGTATTATTGCCACTAGTGTATTTTAGTTCAGGGTCTTTTGTAAGTCTTCCCATCAATATTGATTTATTCATAATTATTTATCCTCCTGTGATATTTTAATTTTATTTAACTCTTCAATAACAGAATTTGCTACTGAAATATCTTTTATAGAATTGTAATTAGCTACTGTGTGTTTATTTTTTATTGCAGTTTTAATATCTGCTTCCGATACACCTTCAGAAGATAATTTACTAACTAAAGCTTTAATATCTTCCTTTACTTTTGTTAAATCATCAACTATTACTGTTTCTATTTCCTTAAATTGTTCAACATTTGTTTTAGGTTGTGGTTTTTGTGCTGGAGCATCTCCACTATTAGCCCAATCATATAATGCCATTCCGTCTTTCTCAGTTAATACATCATATCTATTTTCAAATAAATGAGTATTATCTTTCATAGCATCAGCAATATGTGATTGTTGGTCAATATTAAATGTTACAGTATAATTATATTCTGTATTATCTCTTTGCTTATATCCTAAACCAACTTTCTTTGGAACTTGCTTACCATTTTTATCTTCCATTACATATTCATCTTTTCCTCTAACTGTAGCAAAAATATGTAATGGTGATTGAAGTATCTTTTCCATAAAAGGGTCATGTCTAGGTGTAATTTTAGACCAATTAGTATAACTATTACCAGGCATTTTTGAGTGAACTTCTAAACAATAATCCCACTCATGAGTTATACTATCTATAATTAATATAGTATAGCCACTCTCAACAGCAGATTCTATTGCCTCAATATATTTTTCTGGTGTATAAGGTGCTGATAATTGCAAATCATCAAAATCAAATTCATTTGCATAATATCTTATACGTCCATTCTCCGTATCTATTGCTGCAATCTTACCACCCGACTTTTTTGCAAATCCTGTAGCAAGTCTAAGCATAGAATATGTTTTTCCACTTCCTGATGCTCCTGCTCCAAGAACCTTAATCCATATTTGTTCTCTTTTTGCTTTCTTAAATCCTATATTTGCCATGTTTATGTATTACCTCCATTTAAATTTATTTTATAAACTTACAATTTCTAACATATGATAAAATATTCATTTCACGCTATAATTAGGTGGACTCTGACAGCGTTTTATTGGACGCTTGCGATTATCTTTCATTTTCATTATGTATTACTCCTATTCATCATCATCTTCAACTAATGTATAATCAACTCCCAAAGCATTTGCTATACATTCAAAGGTATACTCTAAACTCTCACAGCAATCAACAATAAATTCCCATTCGCCATTTTCTTTCTTAACTTCTAAAACTTCTCCATTACACTTAAATTCCATATCCTTTTCTCCTTATGTATTATTCTTCATCCTCAGTCTCATCGTTTTCAGTATTCTCATTAGTAATAACTTTCAATGTACCTTCTTTTATTTTCGTAACATCCCAAATTTGTCTACAGTCACCACGAAGGGGATTAATCTGAAAACTCATTTTTTCTTTTTTACCAGAAATTTTTTCAAGAGTTCCTATAATAACTTGGTCATTACTTTCAATAATAAACTGAATTTGATTACCTTCCTGAAGAACAGTTATTACTCCTTCAAATTCTACTTCCACAACATTCCAAGGCTTTTCATCAAGTCTCTGTACACTTTCCTCACCCTCAATTTCCATGTTTACTAACTTGTAATTATCAGTTACGTTAATCATCTTTTAGTCTCCTTTTCGTTAATTAATTTATATTATTATTTCATTGCTAACTTTATTTGGATAATCCATCATACATACTTGCTTTTTCAATAGTTTCCATCAGTTCATTATATGTATAAATTTTACAACCAATCATAACAAACTTAAAATCACCATCTAACTTTTGTATTTCCATAGGTGAAGTAATTAATGTATAATCTTTTGGTATAATATTTTTTATGCAATTATGAATTAACGAAATTTGCTCCAAATCTAATAATATATTACCTTTTTCATTAGTTGGAACTTTCTGAAATAAAATATTTGACATAGAATCTCCTTTTTAAGTACTTTTAATCTTCAATTACAGTTATTTTATCTACATTTGTAAATCCAGCAGCAGACATGAACATTTTAAATTCTTCCACTAGAAAATCAAAACATGTTTGGTCTTGTAATACATATGGGGTATATGTTTTAATAACTCTACTCTCTTGTCCGAATTCATTAGTGAAACTAAAATCAATTTTTAAATTACCTTCTTCATTCATATGTGAACTCCTTTATTCTTAAATATTATTTTAATAATGATGCAATCTCATCAAGTTCTAGCTCAACCTTCTTACCATCTGACAATAGCTTAACTAATTTATCTTCCATTGCCTTGAGGTTTCTTTCCTCATCTTTTCTTGAAAGAATTTCAATCTTAGCTTTAATATCTTTAATCCAATCAAAGACATCATATCCACTAAATTCTACATCAGTCATCATTATTCCCAAGTCACTAGCAGAAATCTTATACATATTCAATCTTATCATTAATGATACTAATTGTTTCTTTGACAAAACATTAATATTATATCTTTCTCCTTCTAGTTCAAGAGAACAATTTGTTAATGGTGTAAATCTTGTTGACTTACCTAACTGTTCCTTTTTCTTCTCAATCTGTTCCTTTAGTTGTAAAATTCTTTGGTCATTTGTTTCATTACTCATAAAGAATACTCCTTTTCATATTTTCTGCCATTTTTTAAATATCTTTGTATATATAATGGTTGTACTTTTTCATATATCTCTTCTAGAGATATAGATGATATATTTTGAACTTTAACAAACCCTACCTTATAACCGTAAGTATATTTATCATCTTCTTTATATTTATATTCTTGTAAAATATAATCATTTTTATCTTTTGTAACAGGCTCAACAAGATATGATTTTTTTATTCCTGTTGATTCACTTATAAATTTAAAACTAGAATAATAAATTGACCCATCGTTATATTCACATTTTCCATGTTTAATAAAATCCTCCAACGATATCTTACAAAAAACATCCTTTGATTCATCATATGGGGAATAATTATAACTACATTCCATTTTTTCAAATATATCGGCATATTCATTTAAACATTTATCATCTATACATTTTATAAATTTACCTGATATGCTTGGGTATTGATTAAAATTCCATTTATATTCTGTTTTATTAACTCTTTCTCCATTAACATAATCATAATCAAAGTTTTTATATGCAAACCATAAATATTTTCCATAATGAAAGTTATTTATATTTTTATAATCTATTTTTCTTCTTCCATACCTAACAAGCTCATCTGGAATATCTTTATGGGATTTAGAAGTTTTCCATTCTTTATTTGTTAACCACATATATCCACTTGAATAATAATCATATTTACCCATATAAACCATTTCATGATTATCTTTTGTTAAATATGTTGCTCCTATTATCAAATCTTTAGCTTTTATTGTTTCATTGTTATGCAAGATATTGTTGTATTCATTAATCTCTTTATAGTCAGGTGATTCTATAGGCATTAACAATAAGTCTTTACCGTCCCAACCATAAATAAACTGTCCCTCTAATCCTTTTCCTTTTGTAGATGTAGCATTTTCAAGGATATAAAGAAGATTTTCAATAGTTATTTCAAATTCAAAGTTACGAGGGTCATATACTCTTGTATAGGCATGTCTATGACTCCATCCACTATCATAGTCACCAACTTTTTTATTAAGAACAAAACCTTCTGTGGGAATATTATCAAATTCTTGAGGTGGTATTTTTTCATCTCTCCATGATTGCCAACTTGTTTCTTTTCTTAGCTTCCCTTTCTCATCTGTATAAATAATATAAGCTAACTTCCCTGTATATGTATCATTTCTATTTTGAAAACCCACATTTATTTTCTTAGGTATGAAAATATTTGCTTTCACTTAAAAACTCCTTTCAATAATTTATATTTGTATCAGCATAAAACTAACAATCTATTCACTTAATGAAAAACAAACAATTGTAACATCTGATTCATCATTTATTCCTTGATAAATACCTTGGAGTACTTGAATCAAATTATCTCTATTTTCAAAACCATCATCCATAGCCATTTCATCTGTTACGTCTTTGAGTTTGTAATATCTTAACTCATTAACATTAATATAAACAAAATCTTCAGATGCATTTGATTTAAGTATTGTTTTTGCTAGTGAATATGTACGTAATCCTTGCCTACAAGTAGTTGTTTTTTCTTCTTTCTTAACCAGTTCTAATAATTCTGGTTTGATTAAAATTGTTTCCATATCCTTATATCCTCCATTTTATTTTATTATTGAATGAAACTGACCTTTCATGTTGTTTTATGTTTATCAAGTATCAGTATATGAACAAACCATTTCATGATAACTTTTAGCATCATCTTCTTCTTTTCTCTTTGTTCTCCTTGTTCTATCATAATAAGTCCATTTTTTCAATATATCTTTTATTTTTCCCTTATTATCATAACAATTTAAACCTATAGCAATATCTCCTGCCAAATTTTCTATTTGGTGTAAATCTAGTGATGATCTTAATGAATCTTTAGCTATATAATCTTCTCCTATTTCATCCCATACAAATCCTTGTGTTTCATACACATTATATTTTGAGTTCCATTTAACATCCGATATATAACAATCGGTTGTTTCAATAACACCGTTCATTATAATACCTGTTTCCATAGTTTGCTTTGATAAGTTTTTCAGAATCTTTTTCTTTTTATAATCCAATTCCATAAATTTAATCTCCTTTTAATATGTTATAAAATTAATCATCTATCACATTTCTTTAATTATCTTATATCCTCTATGTTTTAAAATATTAACAAAAATATCGTCTGGTAATTCATTTATTATTAATTCCGATAAAAACCCTTCTGAACTAATAACTGTTTTATATCTTAATCCTTCAATTTGATGATTCAATTTTATATCTTCAAATTCTTTCTTTAGATTATTTAACCCACATTGTAAGCATTCACTTGAATTATTCATAGTTAACTCCTCCCTATCATTTCATTAAATTGTTGTTCACTTATGATTTCAACATTTAAATCTTTTGCAGTCTTATTCTTACCACTAGTTGATGTAACATCGTTATTAACCAAGTAATTAGTTTTTGATGAGACTCCTCCTGCAACTTTACCATTAAGCGATTCTACTAATTCCTTAAACTCATCTCTATTCTTAAAGGTGGTCACTGAACCTGTGATAACAAATGTTAATCCTGCAAGGTCTTTAAGCTTACTATCAGATTTCTTTTCTTCCTGCTTAATAGTTATTAATTCTAATAACTCATTAAATAAATTCATATTCTCTTCGTTTTTAAAGTATTCGTAGATACTTAATGAAGTAATTTCTCCACAATCCTCAATACTTGCAAAACTCATAGGATACTTAGTTGAATTTATAAACTTACTAATATCATTGTTAAAATATTTAGCAATTCTTTTAGATGTACCAAAGCCAACATTCTTTATTCCTAAAGAAGTAATTAATGATGACATTTCAATATTTTTAGAATTTTCAATCGCTTCTAACATTTTTATGTATGACTTCTCAGCAAATCCATCAAGTGATAATATTTCTTTTTTAAATCTACTTAGTTTGAATATATCTATATAGTTTTCAAGGAATCCTTTATCTATGAGTGTTTCAAGTGTAGTTTCACCAATATCAGAAATATTAAAACATTGTTTGCTTACAAAGTGTTTTAGTTTCTTCAATAACTTGGCATCACAATCTGGATTTAAACAATATAAATCATGTGTATTTACAAGTAATCTTTCTTCTATATCTCCACCACAAGCTGGACATTTAGTTGGAATTACTTCAGTATTACTTCTAGTAATATTGTTTTCAATGGCAGGAATAATTTTGTTTCTCTTACTTGTCTGAATGAAATCTCCATGACCTAATTTCATAGCTCTAAACCTATCTAAATTATGTAGTGTTGCCCTATCATGGTCTGCTCCATCCATCTTAATTGATGTAAAAATACCTTTAGGTACAATCTTTCCAGTTCGGCTAGTATTCCATTCTGTATAGTTGTAATTTGTATCGTACCAACTATCCTCAAATTTAAAACTGATAGAATGGTTCGGATGGTGATTACTGCTGCCTTTAGATAATCCATATTCTATATTATTGAAACTTAACACGAGTCCATCTATTGGAATCTCAATATTAGGAATATCCTCGATTATTTGTTCAATAGTCTCTTGTAAATCATTCTTAGTGACAATCCAATATTTAACTGTATTAAATCCTTGACCTTTTAACCATTCAAATTGTTCAGCTTTAGTCTTAAACTTATTTCCTTTAATTATATTGAAAGCACAAAATTCTATATTTCTTTCTTTACAAACTTTACTGTCGAGTAAACCTACAGAGCCATTGGCTAAGTTTCTTGGATGCTTATATTTATCTTTTTCAAGTAATATGCTATCATTGACAGTATTGAATGATTTAAATGTCATATGATTTTCACCGACAACCTGTATATCATTATCATCATCAATTTTTAAAGGAATACCTTTAATACTATTAATATTATGTGAAATATCTTCTCCAATATTAGTTTCTGAATCACCTCTAGTACTTAATTGGTTAAATAATTTATTTTTATATTCAACCTTACCCGTACCACCATCAATTTTAAGCATTAATATTCCTTCATTATTGCCTAACCATGTTTCTAAATCAGATATCTTTTTACTTTTACCAAGTGATAATAATGGAATATCATGTTTAACTTTTGGTAAAGTAGATACAATTTTATATCCTGCTCTTTGCGTTGGGCTATTGGAGAGTATAATTCCAGTTGATTCTTCTAGTTCCACTAGTTCATCAAACAGCTCATTATATTCTCTATTTCCCATTATTGATTTACTTAGATTATAATAGTTGTAACATGCATTATTTAATATCTGTACTAACTTATGTATTCTTTCGATTTTCTCTCTCATAAAACTCCTTTCATTTATGTAAGTAAATTATTTTATTATTTGGTACTCATTTATAATAACACAGTTCCTTTTGTTTGTCAAATGTTTTGCAAAAATTATATTATTAATCAATTACTAACTGGTATTAATGATATTAAATATCTACAATCCTCATATCTAAACATGCTTCTATATCCATGCTTATCTTCAATAATAAATGTATTACAACTAATACCAACTAACTTCCCTTCAAGTAATTCATTTTCAGATATAAGACTTACTCTCACATACTTATTAATATTAGTATTAAAAATTTCTTTAGCTGTATTCTCTTGTAATCCAATCATGCTTATGTATCACCTTTCTTATATTAGCATTAATAAAATAATTTGTCAAGTGTTCGGCTTTAACTTTGCTTTTGTATTAATTTTCATTTGTATCAACTAAGTCCATTGGTCTAAAATATCTAATAAACCCAAATGTATCTGTTTTATTTACGGTATGTTCACATTTTACAATACTCTTTGTCTTATCGGGACTATTCCATTGACCTCTTTTGAAAATATCCAATACTTTTACCCAACCATAATATTGAGTAAATTCTCCATTGGTATTTTTTAATCTATAATATTTACCTATTTGAATATCTTGTATCCTCATTTCCAATTCCTTTCCAAATAAACAATTCATAACATTTTTTGTCTTAATTTTATTGACAATTTTTCATATTTATTACCTAGTTCTTCAGCTAATTTTATATATTGATTTTTCATTTCTTGACAGAATACTGATAAATTATCAGGATTTAAATCTATAGTTTTTCGAATACTCATTAAATCTTTCTTTATTTTCTGTATTAGTTTTATATCTTGTGATATATCCATTTATTATCCCCACTGATATCCTATTTCTTCTTCATTTAAGTATTTATGTCTAACACTATATCTCTCAATATCTTTTTCCAAATAAGTTTCAATACAACTAATCATTCTATTATATATTTCATATTCAAATGTATTAAGAGCTGATTTTCTCCATATTTTGACTACCACACCAATTTGATTTCTATTGATTACTACAATGTCTCCAAACAAAAATTTCATATTTATCTCCCTTATCTTATTATTTTATATAAAATAATAGCATTGTTCATTCTTCTAACATCTTCTCCACATTTTAAACATTCCGAAACTTCTGGTATATCTGCATAATGCTCATATACACCTAAGATATCAGCACAATCAAGACATCTTATTTCATATATCTCTTGTAACTTGTTTTCTGATATGTATTTTTCACATACATTATAAATACTTTCACATGTAGAACCGTCTACATGTGTTAATATAGCTGATGGATAAAAACTTTTACAAAAAGTAGTTTTAATTTTATCGTTTATATATTCTTCAATTGTATTAAATTTGTTCATATTTATCTCCTTTTATTCATAGACTTTTATATTACATCCATATTGATTCATTATATTTTTTAGCTTAATATGATAATAATTATGATTTATTAGTAATAACTTTTTACAATAATATTTATCTGGTAATATATTTTCCATTTCAAATATTTGATTATCCTCAATATAATTATTAAGTAAAATAGCATATTGAGGTCTTAACTTTTCAATCATATTTTTAAAACTTTCTAATGATAAACTAGCAGTTGTATATGTAGATGATGTACTTGTTGAACTAACTAATTCATTACAACACATAGATTCATACATTTTACGGGTAGCAGAATCAATTTCTTTTTTGATTAATTCATTAATGATTTTCTCGAATTTCATTTAATTATCCTTTCTAAATTGTATAATTAATATTTAACTAAATTATATTATTAATAGCAATAAAATTCTTTAATTGTTGTTTACTATTTCCCATATAAATTATATCTACTAAATTACATTTATTATCCACTTTCCATAATTCATGTTGTGTAAAATATGTATTATCAGCGTTATACACTCTTTTGCGTTTAAATCTGTATGATGGTTTTTTCTCTATACAATCCTTATAACCTTTGGTAGTCCACCAAATTATTTTTTGTAGTCTTTCTTCACTAAAAAACTTTTGTTGAGGATACCAATCTTCTAAACTTCTTTGATGTTTACCACAATTACAAGCCTTACATGCAGGAATATCATTTCTTAAATCGTTATAACCTTCGTCATCTACATGTTCGTTATGTAATTTCTCACCATAAATCTTACGATGTTCACTGAGGCTCATACCACAATAGGCACATGAATAATCAAAAACTGTTAACATTGCTTTCTCTTCTTTTGCATTAACATCATGATTTCTATGTAATGAACTTAGATAGCAACATCTTTCAGGGTTTTCTTTTCTCCATTTCTTATTTTTGTTCTTATAATGTTCAGGTTTAGCTTGCTGAACCTTTCTATCATTATCAATAAACTTTTGAGGATTTGATAAATATCTTTCCTTGTCATATTTTTTTCTTGTTTCAAAGTTTTCTAATCTATTTTCTTGTGCCTTTTTTATTTGATTTTCTCTGTCTTTCATGTAATTATTATGATTATATTCTTCTTGACAAGTATTACACTTAGAATTAAAACCTTCTTTATCTTTACTTCTTATTTTAAAATAATTTTTACTTAATTCAAACCAATTTTCACACTCTTTACATTTTCGATATTTAACTCCATTTTCAATTTTATTATAATCATTATACTTTTTAGTTGTCTTTTTGTCTATAATTATATTATCCTCCTTTTAAATGTGAATAGAACTCTTTATTCATTCACTAATTTTATAGTGATTTGAGGTATCTGTACTAAAGTACGCTTAACCTACAGGTATATAAATAAATACCTTTTTATTCTCATTGTGCTTTTAAAAATCTATTTTCAATATTAATACTTGCATTATGGTCTGCATTATCTGTATGACCACATTTAGTGCATTTAAATGTTTCCTGTGTTTGTCTATTTAGTTTGTCTCTATTTCCACATATAGGACAATCAATACTTGTATACCTTGGATTGACCTGTGTTGTTTTAATACCCATCTCTTTTGTGTATTTTAGGATATCATTTTTAATACCTTGAATCTTCATTCTTCTTAACATGTAATTAACTTCTTTACTATATGTTTTAGCATCGTTTAATTGTAAATCCTCCATAATAATATGAGTATCTTCTTTACCTTTAAGAAATTGCTTTATTCTATAACAGTTATCACACTGAACAAATCTGCTTAATTTGTTTTGTTTTTTCTTATAATTCTTATCAGGTAAAGTAAATTTTTCATCGTCTAACTTTTTGCGCATATGTGCTTCTAAACTTTGTCTATTGGCTTGATTCTTAATTAATTTTTGTGCTTTCTTCACTATAGTTTTATTTTGCTCAACTATCTCTCCATCAGATGAAGTAATAAGCTTTTTTAATCCTATATCTATACCAATAATATCTACGGGGTTAGGAGTTGGGTGATTTATCTCTTTTTCGTATGCTCCAATGATTTCAAATCTGTCATAGTTATTAAATTTAATAGTAAAAGTATTTTGTAAAGTATATTTATCTAGTATCTTCTTATGATAATCTGAAATATCCACTACTATTCTGAAGTTCTCCATTTTACGTTTGGTAATGAACTTATTGGTATCAATAATAAATATCCAATAATCATCATATTTTTCAATGTCTACCGTATGAAAGGTATTTGCCCAAATTTGCTTAGATTTCTTTATTGGTAGATTTATCTTGTTTTTTAGCTCCCAAAATTTATCTTCTATATCTTGCTGTAATATTAAAAACGATTGCTCATTATCAATTACTTTCTTTACTTCTAATAAGAACTCATGATATTTTTTATCTTTTTTCTTATACTCTTTAACCTGCTTATTGATATAAGTTACAAGTCTATCCCAATCAAATACAAATTTACTACAATAATTGTATATGCGTTGTTGCATCTTATCTTCAAATTTGAAATGGATTTTTTGAATGATATTTTCTTGCAATGACTTTAATGCACCATAGGTCATAGATAATATTTGCATGTAATGCTGGAATTTAGTAGCAGGAGAAGTAATCATAATTCTATTACTATAGAAATCAATCCATGTTCTAACTCTAATAACTTCATTAAAGTTATTCCAATAATACTCTAATAATTTATTTTCAACTTCTCGACATTCAGTTAAAAAATTAATACCTTTATCAAAATCTTCTGTAGAAGTTTTACTATTAGAATAAAATTTAATTGCTCTCATTTCAGTAGCCATGATTACTCCTCCTCTCTACTCATATTATTAATTTTCTTCATTACTTGGATATAATGGATAAGAACAATTCTCACACAATCTCAAATCACCATAAGCACCACTTAACCAATACTCATTATGTTCTATTTCACAGCCACAGTGATTACATTTAGGAAGGACAATTTTCTGATCTAATTTAGTAATGGATAGGATAAAGTTTTCAGTATAAATATGTACAACATCGTCATAAACATCTTCAAAGTTATTTCGAACTTCTAAGATTAATTCATTATTAATTCTAGTGTTTAAAGTTTGGTTTCTACCATCAAATAAACAGAGAATGAATTTACCAATGTCACAATCTAAACTCTCATAGACATATGTACTCATAAAATTATTATTAGTATTATGAAAGTTTATTGATACTTCACACCTCATGTTTAAAAATTTTAACAACTGATTTAATTCGCATTCTTTACCTAATTTCATAATCGACACCCCTTATAATAAATTAAGTAAGTATGGTTGCAACCTTTAACTTACATTTTCTATTATAAGGGATAACTTTAAAAGTGTCAATAATATTTATTACAAAAAGTAAATAATATTAGTTACGATTATTAATTACTTCATATTCAAACAAATCCTTGATGTCACATTCTAAAAATTCAGCAAATCTTAATGCTACATCTAACATCATATTATCTGCTTTAAATAAAGCATACATGCGTTGTTTAGTCATTCCTAATTGTTCGGCAATCCAAGTTTTTGTTGCTCCAGTTTTCTTACGATATATTTCAATCTGGTGTTCTATTTTATTTTCGGTTATTTTTATTTGCATAATGTTCACTCTCCCATAAGCTATTATATATAATTATGTAGTAACAGGGAAGAGATGTTATCTTACAATTAATAGTATACATTAATTGAGCTACAATGTCAATGTAAATTATATTAATAAACAAATTATAAACTAAAAGTATTTAAAATTATTACAATTACTATTATAATTTTGATTAAGCATTAATTTACATGCTTGTTGGTTAAACTTGCATTAGCAAAGATACCTCAAATTACTTTAAAATAGTAAATAAAAAGTCAATTTCATCAAATATTATCCATTTGTTTCGCAACACGCTCTACTTCTGTATATAATAAAGACTTTGGATAATCTTTTCCTGTACCTTTAATATAAAAAATAGTAAATAATGAATTATTCTTCTTTTGTTTCTTGTATTCATAACTACAAAGTTTTATAATTAACCATGAAATCATATAATTCTCCTTAATCATCAAATGTTTCTTCTATCCAATGTATATTTTTAATTTTTTAAATGAATCATTTTCGTTATCAATTTCATATGTATACTGTGCATAACTTATTTCTTTTATTATCTTTTTTTCATATTCTTGACCAAATCTTTTTTGAATAGTAAAACATACAAAGGTATCTTCAGTGCCATAAAGTTGTTCTATATTATTTTCTAGTTCTTTTATATGTAGTTTTACTAAATCATCGCCTATTATTTGTTCCAATGACCTCATATCATATACTTCCCCCTCATAATATTAAATTATAATTTTATTACCACAATCACATTCTATTCTTATATTATCGTTCATTTCCAAGAAAATTTCTATTCCTTCTATTTCTGTGTTCCCTTTTTTATTTGGGATATAAATTTCTTCTCCACATTGTGTACATCTTAATACAAACAATTCATTATTCATGATATAATCTCCCTATGTAATAGAACATATATTTCATAGCAATTATTCTAATGGCATTATATATACTGTCTCATTAAAACTAAGCATCTTTTTATTTGAATATGTTTCAAACTTCATAAAACTTTCTTGTAATTCATTTAATACTTTTAATGCTCTCTCTTTGGTGGAATATTCACCTAACATTGTTAATGAAGAATCATAATTAAATATACCCACTGGTATATCAGTATCTTCATTGTCATGAATGATTCCAATCTTTTTAGAAACTTCACATAAATATTTTCTGTCTTGAGTTCTAATCCACATATGTAATCTCCTTCTTTATGCACACATAAAATCTTTATAATAATCTTCTACTATAGTACCAATTATAAACTTTAAAAAGTCTACTTGTTGTCCTGTTCCAGTATACTTCTCAATTTCTTTAATCTCTAATTCTGTTAAAGGAATACTCTTATAAGTTTTAGTATTATTGAATACATATCCTTTAAAGAATTTTGTTTCACATTCATAAGCATGAATTAAAATAGTCATAGGAGTTTCTTTGCCTTTCTCCATAAATTGATACAAATGAGAAAACAATTCTATTTCTCCTAAGTTTTTATAACCATCAATACTTGCATATTTAATCATTATCTTCTTCGCTCCTTTTTAACAGTATCTAATACAATCTTTTTAACTTCTTCATACTCAATGTTAGAATCCCATATTTTCATTTCATTATATTTTTCAGATATGAAGTATTCCCATTGTGAATCCTTTTCTTTTTGTTTAGATATTTTAATAGCGTTAGATTTCTTATACTTTTTATTTATGTCATATATAATAGCTAATACAATGGGAATACTTATAAAAATGATAGTGTATGCAAAAACGCTCATATTAATAATTTGATGGTAATGACCACTCTTCGCATAATCTTTTCGCTTTTTTTGTTTGTGTAACATTTAATTTATCTTCATAATATTAAACTTCGGTTTTACCAGTATCTTCATTAATCATCATAACCCATGTGGCATCTGCACTTGCAGGTGAAAATAATCCCGAAGGGTCTGCTTGTGGAAGAGTGATTTGTCCATAGCTTCCATGATTAACTTCTCTTTCTGGATTAGTATATTGTGTTGCATATGGCAAAGGATATCCTATAGATTTACCTTCAAAGATATATTTTCCTGTCATTGTATTTTTAGTGTAAACATAACAAACAAGTTTACTATTATCTCTTTCTTCAATTATTCTCTTCATATTTTTCTTTTCAGTCCCACTCGTTACACTTGGAAGACCTGTTTGATTGTTTATTTCTTGTAAAATTTGTTCCTGTTGTGCTTGCTGTTGTTTATCTACTGTAGCAGATTCTTCATAGCATCCTGTTAACATACACAGACTTAAAATCATTATCAGTCCTAAACTTAAAATTCTTTCCATATTATTTTTTCTCCTCTAAATTATTATATTTACCGTCTTTAATATCCTTTAAGAAAGTTTTGGTACTTGCATCATCAATCTTATCTGGTGAAAAATCTGCGTAAGTTGAAATTATCACATCAATAATAGCTTTCTTTGCTGTAGTATCTTTTTCTGTTTCAAATTCGTACTTATACTTAGCTAAATCACTTACCATTCCTTTTACATAACTTGCGGATTGCTCAAACTTTTCTCTTTGTACATTTGCTTTTTCTACTCCAATTGTTTTATCAAAGAATATATCAAATGCTCCACCAATCCAACATAATCCAAATATCAAAGCTAGAATCAAAATTATACCTACCACAATCTTTGTTACTGAAAAATCTTCCATTATTTAACCTCCACTGAATTATATTTATAATCATTACCAAAAATAAATCTAATTCCATTTAAAATTAACTTCTTTGAAGCAAATAACCATGCCCATTTAAAATTCTTTGCCTCATCTAAGTTTTGTGTTGTTATGTACTCACCAAGTCCATCATTTAAACTTAAATCTTATCCTATGTAGTTTACCCCATCTGTGATTACTAATTTTTTCATAATACTCTCCTTTTATAATAAATTTATTTTATTAATACCAAATTAAACAATTAACATTGCTTCCTTTATCATCCGTTTAATCAAAGGTCTTGGCAATTCTTTACCTTTATCACTAAATGTTACATGATAATTCATTCCATTTTTAATATATGTACAATGACTTCCCTTACTATGGTCTGCTCTCCAACCGTTCTTATCCAATATCATCTTAAATTCTCTTGGTGAATAACCTTTCATTTCGCACATCTCTTAACCATATCCTTAGTATACTATATTATTTTATTATTGTCAAGCGTTTAATTTATATTTATAATAGTTAATAACCAATTTCTTGTAATCTAGCAATTTCACTTTTAATTTCATTAGCAGACATATTTAACATATTCATAATTTTATTTCCATTAACTGAACACATCAACATATAATTAACAAATGTACATATCTCCTCTATGGTTAATACACCATCATATCTATCAAATTTAATATAAACTAAATTATCACATATATCTTCTAGTCCTGCTTTTTTGTATTTTGATATCATATCAGTATAGTATTTATCCATATACTCATCTGAATCACCATCTTTATCTATAATAACAGCCATATTATCTATACCGAATGTCATTTCTTTATTATAGATAGTTCCATATTTAACTTATAAAATTTTGTCCATAACATACACCTCAATATATTTATTTTATATAAAGCATTTCTGCGAATAGTAATTCGCTCTATGTCAATATATTATCGTGGAATCTCACCACGTTAAGTTTTAATTAATTACATTGAACAAATTTTATTATCCCCATATAGTTACGTCTTCTCTATCTACATAAAATTTATTAGGAGTTTCTTTAACTAAATCGCCATCATTATCAATAAACATATCTTCTTCAAGATTAGCAAACCATATTCCAACAAAATCTTCTTGACTATCATCTACTACTTTAAACATTTCATAAAAATTTTCATAATCAAAAAATCCTTTTGGTGCTTTAATTCCTTCTTCTTTTAAAATGTCTTTAATTTGATATCCCATGCCATAAAAATTAGCAACATAACCTTCTTTAAACATATAATATTCCTCCTTTCAGGTTTTATATTATTTTAATACGAAATCATTGTTTTATGCTGTTTATATTATGACTGAATATTATCAATACATTTGCATGTTATTAATATTTTACCCATATACTTCTGTGTAAGTTTATATGATAGTTCTTCATTATTATATATTTTAATCTTATTAATTATAAAATCATCACCAAGGATATTTATGTAATCATCTATAAACCCAATCCATTTTTCATCCTTAATAAGCATCAATCCAAATCCACCTTGTTTGTATGAAAATATATAATCACAACCTATATCTTTACATAAATCAACTGAATTAACACATTGCTCCCATATTCTACTCATATTAATACTCCCAATTTTTCTTTTTTATAGTATAACTAAAATTACTCCATCCATAATCTTTTATGTACCTTAATGTTTCATTAATAAAGATATAAGTATCTTGATTAAATAACATCTTATCTTTATTCTTGCACCAGTAATTCCAAGGTTCTTCTTGAGTCCACTTTCCTTTATTATATGCTTTACCTGCTCCAATCCAATCACATATCAATTCAATTAAATCTTTATAAGGCATTTTCAAAGGAATTATTTCTTTTCCATTGTTATCTAACCAATATTGCCAATGATGGGTATTGTGTCCTTTGTGATTTTGCCACGCAATAGAATAACCTTTAGCTATCTTTTCAGCATCTATAGGACTACTATTCCCTTGAAAGTACTTAGCACTTGAAATAAACTCTTTAACAGAGAATTTAGACAAGTCATGTTTAATACCACGCCAAACAATTCCACAATCTTTGCAGGCATTAAATACATACCATTTATGTTTAGTTATTGTTTTAAAATGCAGCCAATAATTAATTATTTTAATAATAACCACTCCTTTTTTAATAAAATTTGAATTATCCAATCTTATATATCTCTTTTTCATTGATAACAATAAACTTATTGCTATTTTTTACAATTTTACTATCTTCATTGACAACACTACATTCAAAATCTTTGTAAATATTCTTTTCATAGCTATAACCCTTAATTGCTCCATCACAAGGTTTAAATATAACATTGTTATTAAAACATAAGTTACTCAAAGTGTTTGTATATTTAATACTGTCACTTTGATAAATAAGATTGTTTTTATCAAATACCATTGTTGTAAATTTACCCTTGCTATCTTCAAAAATAAATAACCATCTTTTAGTAACTGTATCAAAATGAATTCCATAATCAACTATTTTTGATGTATTCATATAAGTATAGTTATAACCAGATATATTGATGATTTTCATATTATCATAATTATTGCATATAAAATAATTCTTATCGTCTATGATTTCAAATAGATTATTAAATGATACTTTACTGATAGACTTATTACAATTTCCACTATCAGTAATATTAAGTTCAACTAAATTATTATTTAAATTAACATAGTATACTTTCTTATCTAATACTTGAACATTACTTTTATTGATTTTATCAAATGTATATAGATTGCTTTTTGTCTTTATCTGAATAGCTTTATTACTTACAGCATATATTATCTCACCATCATCAGAAAAATAATATTTATAGTTGTTTTTACATTTTACTTTTTTGCCTGTTTTAATATGAGTAGCGTAGTTATCATTATCTATATATAACTCTAATGATAATATTGTTTTTATAAACTCATTTGTAAAGTACAATAACATAGGGATACCATTTGCAGTAGTAGCAACCTTAACAGGCTTATCAATAACCTTGGCTGTACTATTACATATAGGACATTCATTAAATTTTGAATAGTAATATTCATTATCTATGTCGCAATATTTTAAATTACTATAATAATCATCTAGTGTCTGATTAATAAGAACCCTTTTATTTGTTTCAAAAGTTTCTTTTAATTCTTTTAGTAATTTAGGTGATATGAATGTCCACTTATTTATAGTCTTAGGAATTGTGACACTAGGATTCTCTATAACTGATATTCTGTTTTTCATTCTTTCTAATATATCCATATCTGGATTCATTGTTCCACCAAAAGGATGTATTTTTGTTAATGATTTGAACATAAGTGTTGCCCATGCAAAACTATCTGTTTCCGATGAGAAATTATTACCTTTGAGTAAAGGGTCTTTAAAAGAATCCATGCATACAGTACATTGAACATTATCTATTGTCCAACTATCGCAATCTATAAAATATACATTGAAATTCTTATCAAATAAAATATTGCAATCATTTAAATCACTTATAAATATATTTTGACTATGTAAAGTTACTAAGATATTTTTAATATCTACTAGCATCTTTAGGATATCCTTAGTTTTAATGTTATTTATCTGTATAAACTTTTTATTTGAAAGTCGTTTAAACTCTTCCCCTTCAACTTTATTCATCATAAATCCAACAAACTGATTTTTATTGTATACGATATCTATTGGAGATATAACATTAGAAGGTAATTGTTTACTCATTAATAATTGTATCTTCTTTAATTTTTCGTTTTTATCAACATTGGATTTGTAAATTTTTATAATACTATCATTATATTCATAAATAATACCTTCTCCTCCTTCAGCTAAAGGAGTTTGTTTTAAAAACTTATCATCAATATTTATCATATTCTCTCCTATAAAATGATTGTAATATCATCTTTAAAATGTTTATATTCTCTATTAACCAATCTTTTAACAGCACTTTCTTTACCTTTTTCTAATAAATTTATAAACTCTTGTTCATATTCTTTATCAAAAATATATCTAAGTCCATCTGTTGCAATGCCAATAGCTTTATATTCAGATTTAGGAAAGATTGATTGTTGTATTTCTACTCCATCCTTATAATGGCTTAAATACTTTTTATCAGTAAAATTGTATACATAGTATTTAGGATATTCACCATCATCAATTTTATCAAATTCTATTGTATTATCATGTTTCTGCTTGATTATAAATCCATCACCACAATAATTTACTATAAAACTATCTTCAGTTTCTTCAATAAATAATATAGTGAAACATAAATAATTTCTTATATTTAATGCAGTATTATCAATAACCATAAATATCTTATTGAATATTTCATCTATTGAATATCCTTGATTAAATAAATGACAGAAAAGCTTTGCTCCGATTTCTGAATGTAATCCTTCAGAACAACCGTCTACAACACACTTTACTGTATCATTTATAAATCCATAATCATGACAATTTAATCCCGTTTCCCTATGTTCATGACCAACTTTATTAATAAACATTATGTACTCTCCTTATTGTAATATAGAGTAGGATTATATTAATACCCTACTCTATATTATTTTAATAACACTTACATTGTAAAGAAATCATCTGTTGTATTTACTACAGCTTTTGAACTTTCAATAACAGATTTTGATAAACAGTTAAATGCTTTTCTCAACTCTGCTGCTGAACCACCTACATTGAGAATATTCTTAAATTCTAATGCTTTGGCAACATTTGTTGCTCCACCACCAAAACTAATAAATGCAGTTGTAATTTCTTCATCATTTAAATACTTTATGCTATTTTTAGCATCAGAAATCATTTTACGAGAAGAAGTATCATCACCATCACTAAAGATTGCAAATACTGCTTTAACTCTCATACCTTGATTTTTTAAAAATGTCATGTAATTAGTAAGTTTATCTTTACCTTCTACAATAACATCATATAACGCTGTCATACCTGAAGCCGAATATACTGTATCAAACTCAGAAACTTTTTTATATCCACCAACATTTATTCTGTCAGCAAAGTCAGCTCTTGCAACTAAAATTTCATCTACTTCTTTTGAATTAAGTAATGCATCCTTAAAATCATTAAGAGATTTCTTCATATCAGATACATACCCACCCATAGAACCTGAACCATCAATTCCAACAAAAATAAGATTTACACTTTCATTATCAATTTCATCTACTGAAGTATTCTCAATTTCTACTTCATCCATTCCTAATATATCTAATTCTTCACTCATTATATTATCCTCCTAATATTATAGTTTCAAATCTATTGATTTAATTATATTTACTTTGTATTGCTTCTTAAAGTTGTTAAAAGCATCTTCTGTTGGCTTTTCAAAAGTTGGTATAGAAGACATACAATCATCAAGTATAAATATCTTCTTTGTAACTTCTGGTTTGTTCTGATAATATTCAAGAATCTGCTTAATTGATTCCATTACACAGTGGCTCTTTGCTTCTCCACCAATTATAATCTTATCAAATTGCTCAATCTTATTGAGAAAATCAATATTAATGTAATTTTTAGTGTCGTATTCAGGCTTTATAATTCCATACATTTCAGATAAAGGGTCTTGACCTTTTACAAGTCTCAATGTCATTGTCTTTTTAGCTACTGAATGGAAGTAAACCATATTAGCAAATTGATTTTCCAAAGAACAACCACTTGTACCCTGCAAACAATGATATGTCCAAATAACTAATACTTTCTTGCCATCCTTTTCAAGATGTTCAACATATTCTCTACTTGCTTTTGGATTAACTACAGGCATCCATTTTCCAGAATCTAAATCTGCTAATGTAATTGCAGTATATGGTGGGGGATTATTCCCATTACTATCTACCCACCAACAAGGATGAAATATTTGGAATGGAGTATGTGTATCAATAGATACAGCTATTTGAGAAATTTCATTTACATTGTTATAAATAAACTTTGTAAAATTTTCAACATCTTTATTAGCTCCTCCTACTCCCAATGCTCCATTGTCCATGAAATCTTGTTGCACATCAATTCCTATAACCAAAACTTTTTCTGGATTTTTACTTGCTGGTGTTAACTGTTCTACATTGGCAAGTTTTAATAGTTCGTTCATCAATATTGGGTTCTCTGACTTTCCTATTGACGGAACATTTACAATCTCTTCATACTTTGTTTTTAACATAATCTCTTAATCTCCTTTTTTAATATGTATTAATTTATTTTAATAAGTTATCTTGCACTATTAATATATCATGAATAGAAAAATTTGTCAACATATTATTTTAATAAAAGTATATTTATTTTGAATGTTTTAATTTTTTCTGCTTTATATATTTTTTATGGTCATATCTAATCCACATATACAGTTTATGATATCTTTCACTATCATAAATAGGATTCTTAGGGTTATACCATGTATGTAAAGAATATTCTCTTTTACTACTATTACATGAACCACAACTTGGAACGCAATTACGCAAATCATTCTTTCCATCATCTACAACATGCTCTTTATGAAAATCTCCTAATTTTGTAATATTATTTCTAGTATAATAGTGTTCTTCAATTGGTAGTCCACAGTAAGCGCACTTATGATTAAAATACTTTTTACAATCTTCCCATTCTTTTTCAGTTACTTGGTGTTTTTTCTCTTTATGCTTTTTATTATAAATTTTACATCTCTCACGACCATGTTCCGAATTCCTAAATTTTTTACTTAGTTCTTTATAATAATCAGGGCGTTCCTTTTTGTATATTTTGTTCTTTGCTTTCATGGTTTCTTTATTGTCTTGATAATACTGTAAAAAATATTCAGTAATCTCAGGTAGTTTTTCCAATCTTCTTTTATTAGCCTTTTCTCTTTGCCTATCAGCAGTTTTAGAATAATAAATTTTTTGATAGATATCTTGACATATTCTACATCTGTCATTAAATTTATCTTTCTTTTTATTCACTATATTAAAATATGTATTATTCATTAATAGCCATTCTTTACAATTTTTACATTGCTTTTCTTCTAAATCTTGTTCATTAATTCTATGAACATCATTATATTTTTTATTAGACAAATAATTAACTCCTTCTATTATATAAATTATTTTAATAACAATTCTGAATAAAACACGTTTTTCATTTAAAAAATGTGAAAGTATAATTAGAATCATTATATCTTTCTTTTTCACGTTCTTCTTCTCTTTTGTTATATTCTGCTGATAGTTGACTGTACCTATCCCAAACTATTTTATATTCATCTTTATAAAGTTTTGGTATGTCATTTTTGTCAATATATCTCTCAAATAGATTAGGTTTTAATCTACCTGAAGGAGAAATAGTAAATATCTTTTCACTATTTATTTCTAATTCATGACAAATTTGATTAATTATATGACTCAAAACATCTAATCTTTCATTTGGATTTACTCCCATTTGCTCATGTATCCATAAGCAGTTTTTATGAATTTCTTTATATATATGCAATAAACATAAACCAGTTGAATTCAAAGCCGTATTATTGGGTTTCCTCTCACACATATATTCTTGTTTGAATTTTTCTATATTGTCCATAGCTCTCCTTTTATTTATTTTACTTGAGTTAAATTGATTAAATCAGTCATAAGTTTCTTATCATTATCAGACATATTATTAACTTTATGAACAACTTCAATTAATTTATCAATATTATACGTAGAAACATCATTCATAACTTTATTAACTTCATTAATCTGATTTGTAATTGACTGAAGTTCTGGCTTTAATTGCTTAATTTTTTCCTTTGATTCATAAATTTTTACATCGTGAGATTCCCATAATTCTTCAAGTGCTTTATCTTGTTCCTCATAAACCTTTTTAAGTTCTGTTTTATAAGTTAAAGCAAATGCTTTTAGTCTAAGTAAATCATCGTCTAAACATTCAATACTATTTTGTATGTCAATTTTTCTTCTTGTAATTAACTCATCAACAAAATTCTTTTGATTAGATTCTGAATCTAAATCCTTAAATATCTTTGCTTGTTCTTTAGTTACCCATATCAATTCTTGGTTATCCATTTTTATTCTCCATTCTTATTATTAATTAGTGAACACAATTTAAATTATTCTTCCTCGTTATAGAGATAACAATCTATATCTTCGTCAACAAATGAATCTAAGATATTACAAATACCTTCAATAAATTTATCTGTATAACTTTCAACAAAATCCTCCAATAGACAAATATTATCACCATCCCATTCAATCCCACATTCATCCATAGATAGCGTATGTTCTCCCATATCTTTATGTTTTAGGAGTTTTGTACTGTGTACCATCTCTGAAATTAATTCGTCTAAATCCCAACCTTCTTTATTCTCCAAATAACTTTTTACTGCCATCAAAGTTTTCTTATTTGCTTTCATATAATAATCTCCTTAATTATTTTAATAACTCAATAAATTCTTTACATTCTTCTAAAATAGATGTCTTGCCTTGTTTTATGTATTGTCTAATTACATCTGCTTGACAATTTAAAGATTTTTTGCCTTTGAATATATCATTAAACTCATCATATGTACTTGCATATTCAACTAATTCAGGATTATTATCTAAGTATTTAGTCCATAACATTTTATAAAACATAGTTAAATATCTTACATCAAGATCTCTTCCTTTAATACAAATATGAGTAGGTATCTTACCTTTTGCATCTCTCCATGATTGAGGAACTATTTCACCAAATCTTTTACAAAGTTGATAGTGATTTTCTATACTATCATATTTACCGAATACTTTTACTCTAGCATAAAATGCAGAATATCTCTTATCACCCTTAGATGAACACTCTAATACTTTTATTATAACCACCTCTTTTCAATATGCGATAAATCAGCGTTTTCATTCATTAATTGATAATTTATTACTTCCAATTACTCACGCATACTCTTTGTTACTCTAATTATCATATTACAAGTGTGTGACAAAATTGTTTTATACTTTATGTTTTAAACATAATTCTACAAATTTATCAGATAAATTATCATAGCAATCATCACATATTTTTATAGTTGTAATATCAAAACTATCACTAGGGTAATTTGATGCTATTTCATTACCACAAGTTCTACATAATTCAACGCCACAAACTACACATTTATAAAATCTATTTTTATCATGCCATAATTCTCCACAAGTTTCACATTCATAAGCTTTTATTTCATTCATGGGTTTCTCCTTTACACTAACTTATAAATAGTTACATTATAATCATTAAAAACATCTTCAATTATTTTACAAACAACATTCCAATCACCACCTGCTAAACCACAACCTAAATTGTATGGGATAGCTATAGATTTACCATATAAGAATTTACCTTCTGTAGTAACTTCATTATATATACTTTGAAGTCCCATTTCTAATGCATTATAATCAGTATATCGTCTATCCCTACCATAACCATCTTGACCAAAGATATTCATAATTATATGATTTAAGCCTTTTTCTTTATCTTGCACAACTACACTATTAACTTGACCTAATGGATTTTTAACAGTCTTACAAAACAATTTATAATCAGTATATACATTAGGATATTTATTTCTTATTTGTTTTGCTAGTCCCGAACCCATTACACCTTTACAATTAACTTGTTGACAGATAATTGTTTCATCTGCATCTAAGATATTTCCTTCTAGAATTTTAATCATTATGTATTCCTTTCCTAAATAGTGCATAGATGATAAGATTTATGACATTATTTCATTCTTAAAATTATATTTTAAAACATTTATCAATACATCATTTAGAATAGTCTCAACCTCTTTATTAACCTGTAATGGTGTACTATTCATATAATCTGTTTTAATCTGATATGTTTCATCACTTAATCTTTTTGCTATTTCTCTTGCTTCAGCTAATGATATTTCGTTTTTCTTTAAACTAATTAAATAATCTTTATCATTTGCAATTAAACAATCAGCATATAGTTCTCCTGCTAAATATCTTTTAATAAATTGATTAAGTCTTACTATATGGTGGAGTTGTTTTCCGTCAAAACCGAATTTCTCTATCTTATCAATTATAGATGGATACGGATGCTCTAAAGCTTTATACTTCTCCATACTAGTTCCTGCAATACAATTAACTGAAGCATAATTATTATATCTTGCAATTAATTCGTTATTATCAAAAAGTGGTTGTATCAATGATTCATACTTTGGATTAATTATTTTATACTTAGTAAACAGAATTTCAACAAAGTTTATGTTCTGTTTCTTAAAACAATCAAACATTAATCTAATATCTTTTTTGTCTACATGTTCATTATTCTCCATAATATGAGTTGTACTTATAGGACTTTTATTAAGTACAAAATCATTAAACTTAGGAAGTAATATAGCCTTACTATCTATATCACTATTTTCATATGACAAATTATAGTTTTGGCTGCCTTGGAGGAATACACCTACTATTTCATACCCCATTTTCTCAACTTCTATGTAATGTTCTTCAAGTCTTTTCATTATAATATTCATTTCTTTATCCTCACTTTGCATTTTTATCAGCTTCATGAAAAATTAATAAATCATCATAAAACTCTTGACCAACTAATCTTATAAATTTATTCTTAGCTTTTTCTGATTCAAGAAAGAATAATTGCATATGCCATTGTATATAATCCACTAATTTTAATTTATCTTCTAAATCCATGTCCTTATAATAAAATAGTGAATCATATGCAGAAACTAAATGATGTTGATAATAATGTGCTATATCGGTTTCTTCACCTTTTGAATTTTTAAATTCTTTAGTAAATTTTTTACCAATATCATGAAGTAATGCTGCCATACAAAGCAACCTATTCCCATCATATTCTTCACATAATAAAGCACTTTGAAAACAATGATTTCCTATAGTGAGTGTGTGATTTGGATTATCTTGATTTATGTAATTCAACCCATTTTCATTGTTAAACAATTCATGAATATCAAATATATAGCCATCATCATTATAAACAATTTCTATATTATCCCATTTTTCATAATATTGAGGTATATAAAAATTCTTATACATTTTATCAATCACATACTTAGGAACTTGTCTATCTCTTTTACTATTTTGTTCTAAGCATTTCTCATAAGGGGTAGCTACTAAAATACATTGCTTATAACAATCAATACTTTTTAACTCCTTTAATAACTCCATACGTTGTTTGTAATTTATATTGGTTGCATCATAAATAACAGATATACCATTTTTTAAATAATACTTAATTAGCTTATGTAATAAATCAAATATGATTTCATTGCCATCTTGATTATTAATATCATCAAATAACTTTTCTCTTAAAGTATCCGAAGATAGCACAACACTATTTTCTTTTATAGATATCTCTTTTGCATATGTACTTTTACCACTTGCAGGTAATCCACACATCATCGTAAAATTTGCCATCTCATTCTCCTTCCATATTACTACCCTTTACTTCATTACATGTAGAACACATTGTTTGATAGTTTGATATATCATTTTTACCACCTTTACTTTTAGGTACTATATGGTCTTTTGTAAATAAGATTTCTTGTCCTTCTTCATTAATTCCATATAAATTAAAATGATATCTATTTGAGCTAAAGTCCTTTTCTTTTGCAAAATACTTAGCTTCTAATCCACAACAAACACATTTAGTTCCACTCGTAGCAAATGTATGGTATCTATCACTATTCATATGAATCATATCACCATCAAATTCAACACTATCTTCATTATGACGCAAATCATTTCTTTTACTTAATATATTGTTTATTGAATAAATACCTTTTCTAACATATCCTTTTTGTGTGCCACTTTTTAAAGTTGGATTGTTTATAAACTCCTCGTACCATTGATTTATAGCAATTTTAAATTCATCAATTGTATTAACCTTTACTGAAGTCATTCCATTGCAAAAATTTAATTGTATATACGAATTATTTTGTTCATCTTTTATAATAATAATTGTAACTACAGTTTTTTCTTTCGCTCTTATTTGATACTGTGTTTTTGATTGCTTAAAAACATAAGAACCAAACTTATTTTCAAGCAATTTTCTAACTATTACCTCAAGATATTCTTTTGCTTGTGGTAAGGTGCTTTCTAATGAATGCCATTTATCTTTTTGTTTAAATTTTATAATCATATGTATAACCCTCCTATATTTATTATAGTTATATTATACATATGATTATATTAAAAGTCAACAAATTTATATTAATAATACTATGATTCTGCTTCTTCCATATCAAGAACATCATTAGCCTTGATAATTCCTTCTAAAACCTTGAATGAAAAATTCTTATGTTTATATGCAGAAAACTTTTCTTTGTTGTCTATTCTAACAACTACACCTTCCTTAACATGAGTTTTACCAATAGGGTCTGCTCCATCAACGTATTTATTTACACGTTCCATTAAATCTTCTTTATTGGTAAATATAAATTTTTCAAAATCGAGAACATGTTTTACTCCCATTTGCTCACATCTTAATTTAACAAGATGCCAAGGATATTCAATAATATTTCCATCTTCATCTGTTTTTGTCATTCTATATACATAGATATCATTTTGTCCAGTACCACAACCATATGTAAATCTTGTAGTTTCTCCATATTGCTTAATAAACTCTTTATCATTAGTTTTCTTATTATTACACTCTGGCATTATAGTTGTATTTTCATTAACATATCCTACTACTTCATAGAAAACTTCTTCACCTTTATGTAGTTTACCAATAAAATAATCATGATATGTCTTTCTAAATAAATCGTTACCATAATATCCATTATCAAAATTCTTTAACATACAACGTCTAGTGCCAGTAACATACTTCCAAGACTTAATTATTTTATTATTCAACTTAAATATGTTTTGAATCCAATTTCTCTTCTTTAAAAACTCCTGTATAGTATATGCCGTTCTTTGTGACGTTCCATGCATTTTAAGAGTAAGATAACATATATCACCTTCTTTAAATTGATTTAAATTGTACGCAAGTTGAGAAGTGTCTCTGTGTTCATCAAACATTGGATATGAAATTTTGTCAGTTACTACTTTTTTACCCTTACTTGTAGTTTGAATATTTGTTCTATGATTACTCTTAGGTATATACTTTTCACAAATCAATATTCCATTTAGAGTAGTTATAGTGTCACCTTCTTTAAGGTCTTGAATTTTGCAGAATTTCTCAAGACTTTTCAGAGGCATAAATAAACCATCTGATTTTTCTCCACGTAACTTTAATGTAGATACGTGCCTCTTTTCTGGTTCTAAATATCCTCCGATATTATTACCTTGTTCATCCTTTTTTCTTATCAAATTATTAGCTTCACAATATTCCATTCCAAGTCTACCATCTGTGGGAAAATAGCATCCTAATTCATTTTCTTGAACATCAAGACTTACTATTATGCTATTTCCAAAACAATCACCTACTAATAATCTATCAGCATTAGAATGTTTTCTAGTATTTTTAATCTTAGTTATGTATGCATTATAACTCATTGTTTTAAAATCCTCCTATAAATTATATTTGTAATGACTATACCGTCTTTCATAAAATATGTAGTTACTCTCTTAACATTTGGCTCTGCATGATAAATAATCATATTTAACCTCCTAAAATATTACTGGTGATAGATGAATAGTTTCATCTTCTTTTAAAATTTCATGTCTTATACTCCTATAAATAATCATCATATTCTTTCAATTCATCTTTAGTTAAAGGTATCAAGACATTGTCTCCCCAATTATGAATATTAATGCATACTTTATAATAAATATCTGTAGAAGTATCCTTGAATATTTCGTATTCTCTAATACAATCATCTTTTAAAGCAGTTCTAAAGGAACATATTCTTTTGAACTCTATATTATTGATAAATATGTTTTTACAACAGTTTTGAATTTCAATAAATTGGTCATCTGTTAAATCTTTAATCATATTTAATTCTCCCTAATATTAGTTAATATATTTTACTTTCATATTCTGAGTGAATGAAAATGTAATTTGGTCTTATTTTAAAAACAAATAATTAAACTTCGTTTCAATTATTTCAATTAATTTATTGTCTTTAGGTATTGTACAACTATATACCTCTGTACTTTCATTTTCAAACCAATCAATTCCTTCAAATCTTTTACTTTTCATACAAGTATCTGCAATACTCCATTTACTTGTTCTCATTTTAATAGAACCATCTTCATTCTTATAAAAACATACTTTCCAATTGCAAAAGAACGCTGCTATTTCATAGTATGTAAAATGTGTAAATTCTTCAAATGTAGTATAAATTTCTTTTGGCGCATTAATTAAAACATCCATGTACTCTTTCATTAAGTTAATTCCTTTCTTAAATTATATTAATATAAATTAGAATTTGGTCTTATTTTAATTTTTCTAACTCTATAGTTAATTCTTCCATAATTTTTTGTGCTTCTAATTCAGCATTCATAGCAGTATTAAAACTTACTGTATCAGAATGAGCAGTAGTTATAGCATTATATAACTTTTTTAATCTATCATCTATTTGTAACCAATGCATTATAAAATCCTCCTTAATTTATATTAATAAAATAAAATATGTAAATTTCTTTTAATCTTACCTAATATCGAATCCAAATAATATCCATCCCAAAGCCACTTAATATATTCTAGTTTTGTATTTGGTTCATCTAAATATCCGTAAGCAAAATGATTGATTTTACTATTACAATTTTCGCACACAATGTCATATTCAACTTGCCAATGTTCCTCATAATATGTATTTGTAGTTATTGTTTTAGTAGATTTACACTTAGGACACTTCTCTAGGTTATTCCACTTATAAAACAAATTTTTAAATTTACTCATAACGCTCCTTTTTATTAATTAAAGCAAATTAGGTTTCTATTCTAAATTACTTATAGATTTATTATATCTATCATACCATGCATTTTCACATTCATCTGAACAAAGTCTTCCTTCTGAACATATTTCAATAAAATTAGTTAATTTACCGCATTGCATACATATGCCTAAAGTTTTTGATTTCATAATATTATTTTTAGCAAATTTAAATCCATAAGAATCATTCTTGAACCTCACACGACTGAAGTTGCGTGATTCCTGTTTCATAGACCTCGTAACCTACTATCTCCACAGGCTTAAATTTGTGTAGTTCTTACACTATTTTTTACTTTGTTATTATATTTTAACTTACTAATAATCTTAATCCTTCATTTAATATATTTATTGCAGCGTTGATATCTCTATTATGCTTTGTGTTACATTCAGTACATATCCATTCTCTTACTGATAAATCCTTGGTTTCAGAATTCTGATATCCACATACGTTACATAATTGAGATGATGGATAATAAGTATCTATCTGTTGAATAAGCCTATCATTCCAATCAGCTTTATATTGTAACATTCTTACAAAATTACTCCATGATACATCATTAATACTTTTAGCTAATTTATGGTTCTGAACCATGTTTTTTACTTTAAGTGTCTCAAGACATATAATTTGGTTTTCACTAATAAATCTTGTTGATAATTTCTGTAAAAAGTCTGTCCTTTGATTAGCTATTTTTTCATGTACTCTATTTAATTTAATTCTTTGCTTATTATAATTTTTACTTCCTTTTTTCTTGTTAGATAATCTTCTTTGTTCTTTTTTAAGTTTGTTTTCAAGTTTAGATAAATATTTAGGATTGTCTATTATTTCTCCATCGGATGTAATTGCAAATTCTTTTAATCCTAAGTCTATTCCTATACTATTACTATTTTGTGGTAATCTCTCTATATAAATATCAGTACAACATACTGATACAAAATACTTTCCAGAATAAGTTTTACTAATAGTACAATTTAATATTCTGCCTTGAACATCTTGTGAATTGGCAAATTTAACTAATCCAAGTTTAGGAAGTTTTATTTTATTTCCTCTTATTTCTATATTATTATTTGTAAAAGTTGTTTTGTAGCTATATTCATGGTCGTGTTTTGATTTAAATTTGGGAAATCCTTGTTCATTATTACCTTTTTTAATTTCTCTAAAGAAATTTTGATAAGCTCTATCTAAATCTTTAAGAGAATTCTGCAAAGCAAATTTATCTATTTCTTTTAACCAAACCAATTCTTTTTTAAGAATAGTTAAATCAACAGAACAAGCATTATAATTCATAGTTTGTTTATCTAATTCATATAATTCAATACGTTTAGATAAATAATAATTATAAACGAATCTACAAGAGCCAAAGATTTTAGCTAATTGTATTTCTTGTTCTTTATTTGGATATATACGATATTTATATGCTTTTTCTGCCAATTTAATCACCTCCGTTAATTTATATTTATATTATATACCCACAGTTAAAATTTGTCAAGACCTTTTGACCTAACTCATGACTGAAGTCACGAGTATGCGGTCAAAATTAATCAAATTATAATTATTAAAATCCATATAGTCCTCCTTTCCACTCTGTTTAAAAGAGTTGTTTATCATCTATCTATTCTATTTTTCTTTTTGACTATCTGTAAGACCTATCATTCTTAATTTCTCAATTGCAGCAACACATTCATTAAAATCTATGAAAATCATATCGTTCTTAATACTTGAGAATTTAAAATCATTTCCAACTACTGTAAAATGATAAACACCATTTTCATAATTCTTTGCTTTTTGAATATGATGAATGTGAACAATACAATCATTTTCTTTATCAATATAGTGCCAAGTTTCATAATATTTTCGTTTATGACTTTTAATAAATTTCATTATATCCTCCAAAATATATTTTATTATGTGACTTTATTATACATAATAATTCATAATTCGACAATATATTTAAACGTATTGGATAACATTACTAATTTTATATTGCTATAAAAGTGTCATTCTATGTACTAATTTTAAGACAATTTCTGTCCACAAAAATGACAATATAAATAATTAAAATCTTGATTGCGTTCTCTAACAACATTTTTGCAACTTGGGCAAGTTCCATAGGTAAGAATAGTTGCTTCTTGTGTAATATCTTTAGGTATCTGTTGTTCTAATGCTTGAATAATTTCTTTACTCTTATAAGCAATATCAAATGCACATAATACTAAAGATAATGCAGTATGATGTCCGTTCATATGTACGAAATACTCGTCAGGATTCTTTAATATTTCAGCATAGTTTGATAACTTTTGTAATTCCTCAATTATTTCTTCTGGTTTGTTCATAGTTACCTCCAATTAAATTATTTTACCACCATGCTTATATGGTCTTGTTTTATTAAACTCATGCTTTATATGTACTATTTTATCAATATCAATATTTTCTTTACTACAATAATCTAATATTCGTATAATACAATCAGCTAACTCAACAGCTATACCTTCAGGTTCTCTACTTTCTGCATTAAAATATCCTTGTGGATAATGATAATAAAAAAATTCCTTCTTATTTCTATATTCTTCTAAGGCTTCTGATAACTCACTATGACATAAAGATATGATATCACCAAAACTTCTTTCTTCTTCCCACCAACCATGCTCAACGGCATTTTGGTGTACTTCTTTTGCTAATTCATTTAAATTCATTATGTATTAATCCTTTCTACTATTTTATTGTTCTTAATGTAATTACTGTACAAAATATATTTTCAACTGACACATAACTGACAGAAATAACTTCAAAACCTTCTGTTAAAATGCTATTTAAATATTTATCTACTTTTTCCATTAATGTTTCTAAATTGATGGATTTATTTGTATCGGAAAATATTCTTCTTGTTGAAATCATTTATATTATCTCCTATTATACTAATATAACTTGAAATAGAAATTTTATTATAAATATTTTTCATATTCTTCTTTCGGAACTTCTCTTATTACTTTCGCTCTATTTAATATAAAACTATTAAAATTTAATATGTCATTAATATCTAATAATTCTAATTCAATTAATACACTTTCTTCTTTATCTGAATATGAAAAATCACTTACATTTTTTAAATGTCCACAATATATTCCTGAAGAATAATCATTTTTCTTTGATTTAACTTCTTCTTCAATCTTGTATTCAAAACTCTTATCATAAAAGCTATAATATTTATTATCTTTTGTTTTTTGTACAAATTTATAAAACTTAATACCAGAATGAAGTATGGTATCAGCATCTACTAATTCATATATTTCTTTTTTATCAATATCACTCTTGTTTATGTATTCAAAAATATTACCTTTATATTTAAAATACTTATTCTTGAACTTAAATACTTTTATCTTAGTTTCATTAATTTCATAAACCAAATCATCAATATCATCAGGAAATTTATAAGGTTCTGGTTCATTAAAGTAATCATTCTCTAATATTAAATCACTTAACTTACTTATAATTGCACTAAGATTAAATTCTTTACCATCCTCTGGTTTAAGTAATTTATCATAATTAACCCCATACATTCCACCCATTTGTTCCTTTAAATCTTCATAATTATCTATTTTAAGATTCATACAAGTTAATAATACTTTAATATATTCTGGTTTAGAAATCGTATATCCCTTATCTTCATACTTTTGTATACGTAACGCCGATATTATAGGATATGCTGTATCTTCATTAAATTTTAAAAGCTTTTGGACATTATGCTTAAAAAAGTCTTCATGGAATACAAATTCTTCTTTAGAAAAATCAAATACTCCCATGCATATAGTATAATCAAACTTTTTAAATATATCTTCTGGCGTTTCAAAATAATCAAAATGAATTACTTGACAAGTTATACTATTATATCTAAAGGCAGTAGCCTTTTTCGTATGACTAATAATCCAACCACTACTTTCAATTATTTCTCCAACAAAGTCTCCAGCATCATTTTTATTTCTAAAATAAATATCTACATCATTAATATCTCTATTACATAGTAAACTAGTAACAGCTCCACCAGCTACATATGCATTATATTTTTGCAAAGTGTCTACCAATGAACTACCCAAATAATTATATAACTTTTTCTTTTCAAATATGTAACTCATATTTTATTCCTCTCTAAAAATTTATTTTAATATGTTATGAAATCTATTATTTATTTACTTTATCTATTGCTTCAGATGCAAATTTATATGCATCTTGCTTATAAGTACCTGTTTGTTTAACTATTCCATTTTCATTAATATCAATGTGATATGTATTTGCAATACTATATAAATTAGCTTCGCCCATGCCTGTTTCTGAATCTACATATCCAATCATCACAGTTGCTTGATTCTTGTCTGGATAATCTTGAAAATATATTTTAGCCATTATTAAATTCCTTTCATATAAGTTTAATTAAAATCAGTCTTTTATTACATTATTTAAAATATTGTTTATACAATCTCTTACTTGAATTAATTCTTCCTCATCAAAAACCATTTGCGATAGTATATATTCTCTGTCATTCTCGTTAGTGCCATCACGTCTTATAGAGATTATAAATTTTCTTACAGAATTTCTAGAATTAACTTTCAACTCACTAATAAATAAATTATCCTTTTTAATATAGAAAGGTTTTTTATGCACCCCTCTATATGTAGTCATTGATGAATATTCTCTACTTATTTTATAACTAGGCTTTCCATTTTTTCCTATTTTTGATTGAATTCTTATCATCATATATCTCCCTTTAAATTTCAGTTTTATATACTTCTATAAATTTACATTTGTAGCAATCTTTTATACTTCCTAAAATGTCATAAATATAATTTATTTGATAAATATTAACCATATTAGAGTCATTAACGTTCATAATTATTTTTACTTTATTGGGAATTTGTTTAATTTGAATATCTGAATCTATTTTTATAAAACATTTTTTACCAATATATTGACAACTATAAGATTCAAACCCAATTGGTATTAAAGTCTTACCTAAATAATTATTTGTATTAAAATCATACACTTCTCCTATATAATTTGAGAATTTTTTATCACACATTTTTTATTCCTCCATTTATAATAGTTAAATTAATCAGTTTTCTATGTTCATTTTAAAAATTTTTTCAATTGCATTAAATTCTTCTATAAGTAATGTAAATAAATTTTTATCATTATTTTTTAATGCATTGTCGATAAGTAACTTCAATTCCTCAAACCTAATAATATTAGAAATTATATTATTATCTATATTATCTTTTTGGTTTTTTAAATCATTAATTTTAACTTTTTCTTCTTCATATTCTTTTAGATGTTTTTCTTTAGTTTTATTATTAACTAATTCTATATTTATTGAATTATTGTCAATATGAGTATATTTTTGTATTATTTCAAATCCATTTTTTAAAAGCATATCAATGATTGGATTTATAAAAGATTTCCCTATTTCATATTTTTCCTGCAATATAAATTGTTCAGAAAATTTTATCTCATATGAAGAAAAACTTATTAAAAAATATTCTTTCCAATTTTCAATATCTTCTCCATCTCTATTAATATTATCAAAACAATATTTGTTCTTATTAAAATCAATTTTATAATAAGCACAAAAAACATCATATAAATTATTTTGTATAAGTAGTTCTTTAAAGTAATTCTTAAAATCAATTTGTTTTTGTGAAGTATGATAAGGGTCTTCACAATCATCACAAATTTTTACTTGATATACTTTTCCACCAAACTCTCTAAATACTTTCCAAAATGATTCTTGATTTGTCATATCTTTCCCACATTCACAACAATAATTTGATTTCCAATTTTCATATGGTATTACTAATTCTTTATTCATTTTATTATCCTCGTCTTTAATTTATTATGAAATTCGTAGTTCATTCACTTTTATTCTACTGGCTCATAATGTTTTGCACTACGGGTTATCCATTGTCCATTTTCATAGAAGGTAAAGAATGGATATCCACTTTTGTATTGTACAGAATAAACCTTCTTTTTATTTCTCATACCTGATTTTTCATCGAATATTGATTCTGGTTTTTTACTTGTAACATAAAACATATGTAGTATTCCTCACTTTCGTTTACACAGCTACCTTAATACTTTTATTAGGTACTCTTACTAAATCCATTCCCCTACATCCTGCTAAGTATCTTGAGATTATAGTTTTAACATTTATATTAACAATATTACCTAATTCATAAATACTAATTATATTTCCATTATATTCTACCATTGCTTCATATTTTCTTCTTTTTTGTCTATGTAATGAATCAGTAATCCACTCGCAATTTTCTGGACAATAATCTCCTTCAGTATCCTTTCTACTTAAAACTAGATTATCCTTATATCCATTATTTGTTGCCCATTCTTTAAAAGTATTATAATTATCCCACTCTTCACATAATATAATACCTTTACCACCATAATATTCAAAATCCGAATTATTAGGATTGTTACATTTTTGATTTATAGTAGACCATATACTGCCTAAATGCTCATTACTTTTCATTATGTATAACTTCCTTTCCTATTAATAATGTTATCAAAAGTTCATTTTATGTTCTTTTTGATTTTCTTTTGCTTTATGTATTTTTTATAATCATATCTTAACCATATATAAATCTTATAATAGCGTTCATATGTATAACTTATATTATTAATGTTATACCAATTATTTAAACTTTTGATGTTCTTCCTTGAATTACAAACTTGGCACGATGGAACACAGTTACTTAAATCATTTTTCCCGTTCTCTACAACATGTTCTTTATGTAAATCTTGAAGTTTTAATACTCCCCTATATTTTACTAAATGCTCTTCTATAGGTAAACCACAATAGGCACAACGGTTATCAAAATATTCCTTGCAATTTGTCCATTCAACATCTGTGATTAAATGCTTTTTATTTTTCATTCTTTTACCACTATAATCTCTTGCTTTAACTTCTGGTCTTTGATAATAATTTCTATAATAACCTCTATCTCTTGCCTTTTGTGCTCTTTGTCTATGTTTTTCTCTAAACTCAGGGTCATTCTGCAATCTTGCAGAATACCATATAGCATGTTTTCTATTTACATCTTCTATATTTTCCCATTTTCTTTTCAGACTTCTTACCCTTCCACATTCTTTACATTCTCCTTGAAATCCTTTTTCTTTATTAGATTTATTTTTATAATAGAAAAACTGTTCGCTTTCCTCAATCCAATTACCACATGACGAACATAGTCTTTCAATAACACCATCTTCATTTACTCTATGATTTTCTAACCATTTACTTTTATTATATTCTTCTCTCGTCAAATAATTATCCCCTTATTAAAATCTATATCAGAATTTTATAACATTATTTATTATTATCCAATAAATGTTGAATATAATATCTAACACGTTGAAATGCTGTAGCTTGTGCTTGCATAACTAAATTCCCTTGCATATTACCTTTATCCATTTCTTTAAAAGCCAACTCATAATAATCTTCTTCGGATTTAGTTACATAATCTAATAATTTATCAATGAAATCATTATTATCTACATTAGATTCTAATACTTTATTCTTATCCTTATTATTCTGAATCTGTAATTCAGCTAATCTTCTATCATCTTTACCTAACCATTTAATCCATGCTCCACAATCCGAACAATATAATCCAATTTGTGTTCCATTCTCTTGAATATGTATATTGGAACTACCACATCTCTTACATATAAATTTATTCATAATAATCATCCTTTCATAATTATATTATTATTTAGTGGAGAAGATGGGACTTGAACCCATACCACCTAGCTTATAGCCACGCATCTCCCAATTAAACTACTTCTCCGTATGTAAGAAGGTTTATACGATACCTACAAACGCTGCCATTTACTTACCTAAATCTTTCACTGATTCGAACAGCATACTCATACCAATCCTCGGCAAACGAGCAGAATTGAACTGCATTCTGGTGTGTTATATTGGATTTGAACCAATGACTCCGAAATTAAAAGTTTCGTACTCTACCAACTGAGTTAATAACGCATTTATAATGGAGCATATCATTCGGTTTATATACATTCTCTCGGATACTTGAATTACTATGTACACCGAATCGAGTTTTTCAGTAGTCCTCGTTCCATAATTATATATTAGCATATTACATTGATAATGTCAACACAATTTATTTTAATAACGGCATATAATAATTATTATAAATAATACATTCTGTTCACTTTTCTAAGAACATTTATGCATTAACATCTTTTCGAAGTATTGGGAATCCTGTTCTTAAATCGAAAACATAATCTCCTTCATAACATAAGCATTTGTAATCTATATCATGCTGTTTCTTGTCAATATTACAACCAATTCTATTAGTTCCGTCTATACCTTCTGAATTTCTACATGTCCCACAATTTTTTTCACTCATTTTTAATCCTTTCTTTCCGAAATATACAATATAATCTTTATAAAATACGCCTTTTGTTCTCTTACCAAATCATACTCCAATAATTAAAAACCTTACGATAGCTATTACCTTTCAATCCAAAATGTTTATTCTTTCTAACACAATGATTACTGTATTTTTTATAATATCTTCTTGTATTTGTAGCAAACCAATTTCTTAATAAATAATGTGGTTCATCATCTTGAAACATATTTTTCTCGTATACTGTCCACCAATATTTTTGTTGAAGTATTTTAAAATATTCTTTATCATATACTTTATTTTGATAATAATTACCTCTATATTTAAAGTACTTAGACTTCTTTTTAAAGTAACAATTATCTTCCAAATAATCAATATAATCATCAATATTCCATTGTGAAATTTTATAATATACATCTTCGCTCTCAGTAGAATCATTGATTATTAATCCTGTTCCAAAATCGAATGATTCATCTTGTAACCTACGATATGCCTCTAATTCATTCCAATCTGTGTATAATTCTTGTAATTGTTGCTGCTTAGTAATAAGTATCACCTGCCTTAATTATGTTATCAAATCGTGATTCTATATCATTACATTATTCAAAAATTATTTCTTCATGTTGATAAATATTATATATTTCTAGATTACTTCCACAATATGGACATATACCAATACTATTTGGATATTCCTCAAAATTTTGATGATGTGTATTATTATAAAAACACGAATCAGTATTACATCTTGAATGATAATCATATAATGTTTTTATGTTTTCTGGAAAGAGCTTTCTTTCTATTCTTGTTAATCTTTCTTCAATATTCATTTATATTTCTCCTTATATTTGATTAAAATATGTCTTCTATTGCACCTTTTCAATCTTAGCAATATCATCAAACTTAAACTTTTTAGTGAAACTCTCATATTCTTTGCTCATATCTATTGTTAATTCTGAAGTTTCTATCCAAACAAGTTTACCAATAAATTCTGTGTGACTATTCCATGAAGTAATTATTTTTACAATATCACCATTATGAAATTCTTCTTCTGTACTTTCATTTAATAACACATCAATTCTTCTTAAATCTCTCATAATTATGCCTCCCACCATTTATATCTGAAGCCTTGAAACCCTTTGACTTCTATATTAATATTTTCACTTTTTAAATCATTCATAAATATTTGATATTCTCTTGTCCACACTCTATTAGTTACTTCACATTTCATAGTGCTATGTTTCTTAACATCAAATACTTTCATTGAGGAATCTATTTTATTATTCTTAACAAAATACACTCTGTCACCAATATTTAATTTTTTAGGCTTTCTACTTAATGACCAAAACTGAAAAGCATCTTTATTTTCTTTGAAATATTCTGTTTCTAAATCATCATGTTTATATTCACTTTTGGGTATTGTTAGAACTATATCCATAAATTTTCCTTTCATATGTTATAGAATAATCTTTTCATTAACTTATTTTTGTACTCTTATAATTCCAATGTATTTTTATAAAGCATTTACATTCTAATACTCCATCTTTGTCACCTTTTATGTAGCATACAATCATTTGTTTAACCAACCATAGAATAAATTTACAATCTGATAAAAATTTAATATGTTTTTTAATTATATTATTAATATATGTAATCATATTAATTCCTCATAAGGACACTCAGGCATTGTTCCACTCAAAATAGCATTACCACAAGTAATTCTTCCTAAATCTTCATATTCAGAAGCAACAAAAACTAATACATCAAAGCCAACCTTCTTCAAGCTTTCTTCTATATGTAAATATGGATAATATGTAGTGTAATCACCTTGAGTTTTTATATCGTTTTCTAAGGCTGTATAAGTCTTGTGCATTGGAGTAAGCTTAACAATAAATTTATCAGGATTAAATAAATCAGCTAACTTTTCTGAATTAATTTCATATCCTGCAATTGCAAAATTCAATGTTATTTTTCTACCTTTTGGCATATCTAACATATTACCAATTTCAGAAACTCTTTCTAAAGAACAAGCATTTCCATTAAACATAAGTTCACGTTCTTCATTTGATGTTGAATTAATTGATAGTTGTAATCCAGCATCTCCCCTAAAGTCATAATTTTTAATATCCATCCATTCATTTAAAAACCATTCAAGATTTGCATTGTTTTTAGGTAACATTGTTGAAATTACTGGATGAATTAAACTACGATTAATATATGGGAATAATTCTTTTCTCATTTTTCTAGTAAAATCAATTACATAAGTATTCCATGTAGGTTCTCCCATTCTAGCATAATGAATATTTAACCTCTTAGTTGAAGTAACTTCTGGATGTAATTTTAATCCTGTAATTATTTGATTTTTTAAATCATCATATGTAACATTTAACCCCTTACCAACTTTGGGAACATCACAGAATTTACATCCCATAGAACAACCGTATTGAGTAGATATCGTAACAACCCACTTGTCTGATAATGGTAGCATATCTGTATGAGTTACTTTAGAAATATCTCTTGTTAATCCCATAAAATCTGCTTTAAGATTGACATCCTTTCCATAATCTCCTATTGATAAACATTCAAGTTTGCCATTATCCCCTTCTACAACAAGTATATTACCTGTTGGAACTTTAATATTTCTTAATATATTCATATTTGTTTCTTCCTCACTTATATTAATAATGTAACAGAATTTGCATTTGATAGCTTTTAATAATCATTATATAATCTAAAAAACTTGCAACCAAATATTCTTTTAATAAAGTTTCATCTATGCTTAGTTAACTGACATACATGTTTAGACTTACCATTCATTTTAATCTGTTTATGTCTCTTACATTGTTTACATTTATTCATAATACTATCATCCTTTCTAATTTAATGCCAAACTAAGTATTATTCATTTTCTTTAAAATTCTTAGTCATTTCATTAAAAAATTCCCATCCTTGTTCTTTTGTAATGCCTATTGATTCGCTTGCTTTTATTATTGCATTATTGATAACATTAAACTGTCTTAAATTTTCTTCGGCTTGATTTCTGTCTTCTATACTCATTTTTATTATCCTTTCTTATAAGATTATGAAAGAAGTGTTTGCTCGTAATTTAATATGGATATCCTTCTTTTAAATTATCATTGCTGTCAGTATAAAAGAATCTATTAAATGTACTACTATCACATATAACATCTTCATTTCTTAATTCTTGTTGGTCTATACCTTCTGGTGAATTTTTATATTGTTCAGCTTCATTTATATTCTCAAAACCTTCTCTATTTGGACAATAATAAATATCACCTATCTTTTTATATGTACTTGGATAATGAATTCCATTTCCTGCTGTTCCATAAAAGGATTCATGTCTACCAGTACCATATTCTTCATCGTATATTAATTCTGCTCCGCAATACGGACATTCCATATCATCACCTCACTAACCTTTAGTAATCCATACCATAACTAGCTAAATCATCAGGATTAATTGTATTACCTTCAAGGCAAACAATAAGACATTCAAATTGTTCGCAACCATCTTCACCACATGCATATAAATCTCTTTTAAATTCATTTTCATGCTTATAACAATAATCTATTGCTTCTTGTTTAGTCATTTCTTAAACTCTCCTTTCTTCAAAAAGTACTTAAAACAGTTATTTGGTCACAAGTTTAAATTTATATCCTAACTCATTTTCAATATCACCTATTGTCATTTCTGGTATACTTTCTTTAATTTTAATTGATTCTTGTATTAACTTAAACCATTTGATATTTGTTCTAGCACTTGCATGAAAAATAATAGTATCACCACATAAACCACAATTTCCTTCACCTTTATAGCAATTACCA